CCTAATTGCTTGGCTGTGGCCTCCAGGGACGGGAAGTTTCCACCACTCGCTCCACCGGTCTGCCAAATCACGTCATCCGCAGGGTTATAAACATCCGCCTTGGATCCATCCGTAGCAATGGCATAGCGGCTAATGCCATCACGAACCAGGAAATAAAAATCCCCTTCGTTCATGTAAGGGCGGCTCTTCCAGGCATCACCGCTGTAATCGCGGCCCACACACCAACTCACGCCCCACCAGCCGTTCATTCCCAGCCAACTTCCAGCTTCTTTACCTTTTGGATCACCGGCATTAATCTTGTAGCACTTCCAGGGTCCGTCCTGGGCAATCACCTTGCTGCCCTCAGCTACGGCCTGCCGGGGATTACCGGGCTGACCGCCCTTAGAGGACTCTGCCTCTTCAGGAAGGTTATCAATGGTGAACTTAGCCTTGACTTTCTGTCCCTTCTCCGTGGCAGCAGCTTCCTGCATATCTGATAGGGCGGCATAGGCTTCCACATTCGTAGCCTCTCCGGTTAGAGTCTGGTCCTTAACGGCCTGCTCAAAATTAGCCAGCGTAGAACTGACACGGGGCTTATCCTCGAAGTCGATCTGCCCCTCCGGACTCATCTTCAAAACGAATCCTGGAGGGGTGATGCCCCAAAGCTGCTTGGCCAAATATTTCAAATAAACCTTCTGACGATTGGGAGGAAGACCTGGGGGGAGAGTGGAGTCCAAAGCTGCAAGAACTGCTCCGATCTGAGCGTCATCTTTGGGGAAAGTGGGCTTGGCTTTGTACATCTGTACGATGGTGGCCTTGGTAGACCCAGAGACATCAGCCAGGAAAAGTCTTGCAGTGAGTGAGAGTTTCATGTATTACCTCTATTAAATGTGAGAAAGTTCGGGTTCGTCGCCACTGATAGACTCTTCCCATTGGTCAACCGCATCTTCTTCAAGAGGAAAGAATTGACCGGTAACAGAGCCATCTTCTGCTTCGTGGATGATAGCACCATGATTACGCTTAAGCATATCAGAGTCGGCCCCACTGGAAACACCGGAACCTTCTGGACTGCCCTCTGAGAGCATACCCAGATAAAGCCCCCACCAGCCGTTATCATGGTTGGGGTCGCCAGATTCGAGGTCAGGTTTCAGACCGTACAAATACTCGGTGGCTGGGGTATCAAAGCTCCTGGGGGCTGTGGCAGCCCTCTTTGCCCCTGTTTTACGCCCCAGATGGAGAGCATTGATTACATTTTTCAAGAGTTCAATGGCCTTGGATTGTGCTTCAGGTTTTTGATCCCGAAGTTCCAGAACCTCACTCATCATACTCTTCAGTTGAGCGATGACAATATTCGTATCAGACATCAATTACTCCTTGGTTCCCGTAATATACTTATACGTGATATCCAGCGTCTCCAGATCAACTTTTTCGATTCTCACGAAAATTTCGTATAGGAAACGGCCATCCGGACCATCATGCCATACCCCACCCTGAGCCCAAGCGTTGTTGATTGCTTCAGTGAGTTCTCCGCTATTGACGGAGGAAAGCAGAGACTTGAATTGAGCCACATAGGGGCTCATCCCTCCGCTGGTAAGCAGGGGGTTCATGGGGCAAATCGTAGACTCATTTGCCAAGTTTACCACTGAATAAGAGGGGCTGTTGGTAAAGAGGGGGCGGTCTGTTACCACAAAAGCGGCCAGTAAGGAGGAAGCGATCTCACCAGCTAGTTTACGGAGAAACTCAGCTATAATAGTCGCCTTGGCAGGGGCAGCCGCAGTCTTGTTCTCCAAAGAGGATTTCATGGTCAGTAAAGCTGGCTCAATATCTGTGTGGATTCGGTAGAATTGGTCAGAAAAGAAAGGACCACGTATCGAACGTTCATTCGGTTTGAGAGGAACGGAGGAGTTGTCCTGTTCAGTTTGGAGCAGTCCAGGCTCCCCTAAAGAGTGCTTCATTCCATTATCACTATAGTCCTTGTCCGTTACTTGAGACTCGCCACCCGGCTCATTCTGCAATTCCAAGGAGAGGGGTGGTGGGGTGGAGTTGCGCTCTGGGTAACCGATGGGATAGTCAGAGGTGTCCTTCAGGATTTCCGGGTAAAATTGCTCCAAGGCTTCACCTGGATGCATGTAGGTTAGGGCCAGCTTATGAGTAGACGCAGTTTTAACGTCACCGGCTGTTTTTTGACTGAAATCAGTTCCGCAATTCCTACAACGGAAGTGTTCACGGCCACCAAGGTTCCCCATTGAAACACCAGGGCCAGCGCAGTTAGGGCAGAACACCCCGTCTCCATGGGTATCCTCCTGCTCAGTGCGGGTCATAACTTTGAAACTATCCTTGCCGTATGGTTGAAGAAGCCCTTGCTGTGTTAGGAAGGAGAACACTGCTTTGACATTGTTCGTCATGTGGGATATGAGTCGCATCAAGTTTTCTTTAGAGAGGTACTCCCCCTCATGCTGCTCTATCAGCCGGTTAGCCGCAGAGCTAACAGCCTGATCGGCTGCCTTCTTGTTTGCGACCAAATCCTCTGCGTGATCTGTTTCCTTAGTGGGTTCGTTCTTAGAAGCAAAGTCAGATTTGAAAGTCTCTCGCATCTGTGTATACCCATTAAGAACCTCACCACTTGCTACTTTCTCTAAAAAAGCTGCCATCCTGGCTGACCCAAAATGCACCGGCTCCTCTTCAGTCGGTTGGGAACCGGGATCCTGAAAATCTTCTTGTGCTCGGGTTCCGGTATTAGGAGAGGTGGGAATTCTTACCGAACCGGCATCCCCAGTGGCGGTTCGATCAGTAAAATTTTCCTTATTCCCCGTTCCGGCTGAGGAGCACTCTCCCTGGCATCCAGGAGTCCCACAAATTGGGCAGTAGCCTTCGTAAGGCCCTACTTCAACAGCAGTCTTGCTACCAGCGGTCTTTTTTTTTAATTGTATAGTCAATTCGTCAAAAACACTAGACTCTTCAGGTGTGATCTTGTCAGCCAAAATCAGTGGCAGAGCGGCGGCGTTTAGGCGAATCCACTTAGATTCCTTGGGGAGGATATGCCCACTTCCAGGCTGTGGAGTGGGTGCGGGAATCTGGCCTCCAGAGAGTTCCAACTCCCCGTCATCACTGACATACATATCACATTCCCCAAATGAATGGGCTAGTTTGTCCAGGGACTGTTGAGCTTCTGGGGAGAGCTTATCCTCATCCCAGAAACCGGTGCCGTGGCCGTTACGATTCAACCAAAACAGATGCCCCGCTTGATCGGAACTCAGGGCGTCCAATTCTGGACCGGCCATCTCCATGAAGGCTGTGCAATCTTCTTCAGCTTTTCGAAGAGCTTCGGTGGAGAAATCCTCAATAGAGAATTTTCCTTCTCGATCCAGCGGTTCACCCGTTTCATCCGTTCCGGTCCACACTGCGGCTTCCAGATAGGCTGTAGTGAACTCATCGGGGCTCATCTTCATGATGGCGGCAATCTTTGCCAGTTTGTCCAGTTTAGGGTAAACATTCTCTTTAGACTGAAACTCATAAGCTGGGCCAAGGTGATCGTGGGTGATGTTCACCGCATCCAGTTTGATTGCGTCTTCGGCTAGCGTATCAAACAATGCGGAAAGACTGGGGTTGTAGTAGGCGGAGAATACAAGGTGACGAACCAGCAGAGTCAGTTTGGGGACTTCCTTAGTGAAACGGAATGCATGAAGATCACGAACGTTACCCCAGGCTGGCTGGAAGATAACGATGCACCCCATCTTTCCGTCCGCATCCTTGAACACCTTATCCTTGTATTCATTAATCTCTTTCGGAGTCAAATTGTCAAACTCGCTCGTGCTGAGTCGGTGCATCTCCAGGTAGGAGGCATCCTCTCCATCGAAGAGACGGATAACCGCGCCCTTGAGGAGCGGATCAGGAATCTTATCCATTTCATCCATGACAGAAGCTGGGATCACCATCAATTTGCCAACGTAGAGGTCTTGTCTGAGACCACGGCGACTGACATCAATAGACTGAATCTCACGAGAGGACTGAGCCTTCTTCTCGGCATCAATGAGGCAAGCGACGACACCCTGAAGGATGCCCTCCAAGCCTAGCGTTGTGAATGATTTTTCTACTCGTGCCATTATTACCTCTGAAGAAAACTGGAATCAATTTTTTCGGTTTGTTTGCGAAGCTCTGGTTCCATCTGAGTTACCGTGTCTCGGAAATTACGGAGCAGAGTGTTGGTTTGATCTTCGCTGAATCCGGAGTCTTTGGCTGACTTTCTAACCGCACCGGCAAGTTCCTGGAAAACGAACTGGAACTTCGGACCATCAAAGTTCAAGAAATCCTTCTTAGAAAGAAGCTCAGACTCACTGAGGGTCTTAGAGAGATCTCTGAGAGATCTGATCTGTTCGGTATAGAGCTTCTGCTTGTACATATTGGCCTGAGAGAGCATACTCATCTCCCCCGTGACCACGGCAATCTCACCGGCAATCAGTCGATTAATTTCGGATACGGGCTGGCTGGGGTCATTAATTTTCCCCAGAATCTCAACCATACGCTTTGACAGTTCCCCCTCAGAGGGCTTCCCAGCCGCCTCTGTGGACTGAACCGTAAAAGTGATTAATCCGTCTTTTTCCATTTAGTCCTCGATGTTGATTTCTGACGAACGAGTCAGTTCCACATCAGTATCTGCCTGCTCTGGCACTTCCTTATACTCGATGGGGCTATCTTCTCCGGTGTCAAGAAGGTCAAACTCAAATAGAACTTCACGCCCGTCTTTCACGCCTTCGTGAGCGATATGTTTAGAAGATACGCGATCCATCCCAGGGAATGTCAGGAGCGTCCCACCAGTCAAACCGCAGTGCATTCCGTTTCGATAGGAGCAGGAGGCACACTTACTCTCACCAACAATGGCATTTCCAGTTGCTAGCTTGTTTTTCAGCAGAGTGCAGTCAACCGCAGCCAGCACCACTTTTGCACCACTCTTCTTAAGGCCCGTAATGTAGCGTTTAATCGCAGCCATTGCAGAAGTCTTACCATACTGAGCCGCAGCGGTCTTATACACATCCTTAAGGGGGATGCCTGAACTGACCATAGTGCCAATCTCTTCAACACTGGCCTCTTTGTGGACCATAGACTGCTTATCACCAGCAGTCCTGACCACATACTTTTCAGTATTCCGGCTATATGGGAGGGCCTGGGCCTCTTTTTCCCCACCTTCGTGCATCTTGACTAATGTGGATTTCAAAGTTCCGGCAATTTTTATATCCTTGGCCTTCAAATTTGCCTTGACCACAGTCTCAAGCTCTTTGGCCGAAGCAACAATGGGGCGGCTATAAAGGGTGCAATTACCGCAATTGTTATACTTGCATCCGGGGCAAGCGGCAATCTTTTTAACTGACATAGCGTTTAGATGACCGTTCTTCTGGATCTCCTTAGCAGATGCCACACAAGAATTCATGTAAAAATTAGGCTCCAAATAGGCCAGTCCAGCCTGCCCAGCCTGATCTTTAAGAAACTCAGTTGTGGTCTTCTTGTCATAGACCTTCAGAGCCGACTCGGCCATCTTCTCCATCATACCCGCCACACGACTGGGTTTGTGTCCCAAACTCAGTAGGTAATTGACACGATTTTTGATTTCTGCATCCGTGAGCACATCAAGCTCGTTATGCTGCTCTACGGCTCCAAGGGCTTTGAACGCATCAGCAAGAGCAGAGTCTCCGGTAGTCGCGTCCCTGATGGGTTTAGTCTCACGACCCCCAGCAGCAGTTCGGCCAGAAGGAACAACAGTGTGCTCGGACCTCCCCCCAATTTGGTCAAGGAAGGCGTTATCCACCTGGGACGAGGCATCAGTGAATTGCTCATCCATCTTCTGAGGCTTTTTTAGGCCAATATTCCCATAGTCGGGTTCTACATCCTGAAGGAAAGAGTCGATAAGAGAGAATTGCTTGTTGTCGTCCATTAGGGTTTACCTTTTTAGAAATCGAGTTGGGCCAGGATATCTTTCAAATATCCATTGGGATCTTCAGGGTCGGCTGCGGAAAGTTTTTCGTTGAAGTCCACTTCTACTGAAGACACACGTTTCACTTTATCCCCGTCCACTTTCCATAAATCCTTACTGCTTGGGCATTCGAAAAAGTTTCCAGCGACCCTGATGAGCCCCATCGACGCAGCCTTCTTCAACCCTTTATCTGACGCTCGTTTCGAAGACGCCAGCTTCTGGGGCTTGCCAGATAGGTAGTAAACTTGCTGGTTAATATCGGCTTGCATGGGTGTGCGACTCCATTTCATTAATGGGTCAGATAGTCTTTTTTAGCGATGGTCTTAATTGTTCGCACGAGACAGAAGGAAATGATCAAATTCTGGGGCTGCTACGTTGATTTCGAATTTCCCCAGCATGTCTGGGTCTCTTCGGTAAATGGGGCATATCTTGGCACGTTCTCGCTGGCTCAGGCCCCTTCCCTGTGCGGATGCCTTGTCAATTAAGCCGAATACATAGGCTCCTAGGGCCAACGTAGGAGATTCCTTGGTGGCTAGGAGGGTTTTAGAGAGAGAGGAGAGGGCTCTTCTCACATCGGGACGCTTTACCCCAAAAGCCAACGCCACAGTCTTGAAAGAACGGGTCTTAGCATAGAGGTCAATCATATCCGAATAAGGGATGGGGGCGGCAGACTCTTCCGGTTGAAAATTCACCATATCAATGGTCCCTAACGTCTGGTTTATCTTTTCCTTTGAAGGGATACCCATGAGAATATAGGTGCCTAGACGTTTCATGGCTAGGCGCAATTTGAAACTGCAAATTGTCTGTGTGGAACCGTGAAGTCGCGCTATAGACCATTGGGTTTTACTAAGCAAATAGTAGGATAGGAGCAGTTCTTGGTCTTCGAAACTCAAAAACTTCAGATATTCCATAAATTTGCCAAAATTGTCCTGGATGTAGGATATGATACTTTGAGAGACCATATCTGCCTGAGTTTCCAAGGAAAGGGTGTGGTCTCCCTGGTAGTCATCGGGGTCCAAGAGCATAGCCCTAGATGCTACAATTGACTCGAAATAAGGCGAATTCTCAGCCGTAAATCACCTCCTCAGAACAACTTACAACTGCACTATTTTTCGGTTTTCGTCCAGTCGGGCCGTATTTTTCCCGCCTTGCAGCCCAAGAATTTCTTGTGGCCTCTGCCGTCTGTTCATGCGCCTTAGCGGACTCATAGCGTTTCTTCAATCCCTGGATGATGGCTTTCTTGCCTTTCTCACTTTTAGGTTTACGATTAGCGGCCCCAATACAATCTCGATGGGCCTGCTTCTCTTCTTCAGTCAGTTTGGCTAGTCCTTCTCGAATTCGTGCTTTTGACTCTTCTGTGTGAGTGCGCCCTCGCATAGCTTCGACTCTAGCTTCCTTAGTCCTCTCGGGCCACTTGCGGCCCCGCATGAACCCTCCCTTGGCCTCTGGGGCTACGTTGTAGCCATTCTGGTAAGAGTCATAGGCATGGATGGCTCTGGTCTCGAACATCTCGACATCCTTGGCCTCGCACACCAGCAGGATCTTGAATTCGAACGCAACTTCACCGTGCTTATCGAAAGACCTCTGGAGCTTGAGTGAATGATGAATACCTTTTCGCAGTCCCCACAGGTGCCTCCCCATTCGTTTCGATAATTCAATTGAGGAACCGATGTAGTATTTACCAGTCACACTGTTTTTTATGTGGTAAATACCAGTTTCGTACGGTTGTTTCTTATAGATTCTTCGTGCGCCCAAATCAAGCTCCTTAAGATGTGATTCTTCTGTATATTACTGTATAAGCTAAACTGCGTGAGGGTAATTTTTACCTATCACGCAGTTTAGCTTAATTTTGTGATGCATTACATCATGCATTTTTCTTCGGCTGGGGCAACTGGGGGCTCTCCAAGATGCTCTTCAGCCAATTCAACCTCATCTACTGGTCCCTCAACTGGTTCTTCAGCGGTCTCTCCAAGATTAAAGCCAAGATTACCAGAAAGGTTCTCAATTGCGAGAGCCACTTCATCTACGGCGTTATAAATCTCGTTTAGAGCTTCTTCCACCTTCTCGGGGGCCTCTTCAGCCAACTTCTTCAACATAGTAGCGAACTTCTTTCGGGCTGCTACTTTTTCACGAATAGAGGCTTCTTTAGGGGTTGGGGTTAGATCGAGGTTCTCGATCAATGCTTCTGAAGCCTCTGCCATACTGGAAAATGCCTCTGACAATTCACACAGGGCATCCGACAGAGCGGCAGGATCTTCATTGGCAATCTGCTTGAATCGGGCAAATTTGACGGGCTGTTCAGCAGCAACAACCGGGGTTTCTAGTTCTCTTTTCTCACGCATGAGGTTCCTCCAAAGGATTAGGGGTTTGATTGGGCAAGTTCTGGTTCTGGTTCGACCGCAGGCTGTTTGGATTCACGCCCTTCGTTTTCAATCTTGGTGCGAATACGCTTAGCAAGACTAAAACCTTTTCCTTCCGGGGAACTAGAGAATTGACGTAGGTAGCGGGGTAATTCATGGTACAGAAGCTGGTTGGCTCTCGCACGACTAACCCCAGAACGAGAAGCAAACTCATCTAGCATCTCTCCCTGACCCCCATCAAAGATGATAATCAGATCGAAAAACTGCCTTATCTGCTTGGCCGTAGCTGGCCGTAGCTTTCGTGTACACCATTCGTCAAAAGCATGACGGAGTTTACGCATTTCAACATTCTGTACAAGCTCCTCCTCTTCCTGATCGACCACTCCATGTTGAATTTTGTTAAGAATGCTCGGGGCGTCAGGATCTTCTGTAGTCAGACCCATCGCGGTCTCCTGTTCGGGATACATTTTACGGAGATACTTAATTGCGTCTCCCATCATGTAAATAAAGCAGGTTTTCAGATAAGAAGAAACCTGTTCTTCAAGAGGGCGTTGCTGAACTTTCTCAGGGAGTCGGGCTGGGTCAAATTTACTCAACACATCCGACTTTTCTTCGAACAAGTGGTGGACCAGGACTTCGTGAATCGCCTCATCACGCATTTCCTCGTTATGAGGGGCGACCTTGGTTCGATACACTGCATTGAGCCACTTGGCCCAGTCCATTTTTGGGTCAATAGGGAGATTATGGGCCTTTAGGGCCTCATGAACATAGATGTTGAAATCCTCGTTGAAACTCATAATTCTCACCAGACTTGAAAACACAGAACGGGAAAGGGCGGATGATTTTATCCGTCCTTGTTCTTGTGTTCTCAAACCTGAGAGAACTAGGCCAGCCGAGAGCTTCATTATTTATCTCGATTAATCGAGAATCATGTCATTTGGTTCCCACGCATCGTTCTTGTCGTCACTCAGGACGGATTCGAGGGTGGACACATAATCCTTGTGATCGTCAAAGCACTGGAGCTTTTCTCCGGCAGCGACCTTAGAACCTGTCTTAGTGAGTTCTTCAGCGAAGAGGTTGTTCATCGCCTCAGCGTCAACGGCAGCAATTTTTGTAGTCATAGGGGCTCCTAGTAAAAGTCTACATCCTAAGAATTAGGAAGTCCATTTGTGATGAAGACTTGTCCTTACCGGGCTGTCAGGTAGGAGGGAATAGAAGCCTTGCGGACCCAGAAGATGCCTGAAATCTGGCCCGTATCGACCTTCTCTTTTTTGAATCCAAAGGATTTTGCCAGATTATCGTAATACATCTTGATTTTCTGTGGGTCTACCGAGGGGTCTCTCGTAGCAATACTGTCAGAGCTATTAATGGCCACATATTTGATCCCGTGTGACCTTGCAATTTCCAAGATTGTGGCTAACGCATACTCGCTCCAATCTTCAAACAACTGGACTAGTTTACCCTTGATTTCTTCTAGACTCTCAATCGTGTAACCCATCATTTGAAACTGGCCCTTTGCTCCATTGAACCGCTGTCTCGCATCGGGAATCGCGTCAATCTGGGTTCTGACCCCAGCATTCTGAGCCTCATACCATGCCTGATAGTTTGGGTGCTTAAGAAATGCCTGAGCCTGGGAGACTCCGTTTACCAAATCAGACTGAATCTCGTCAACAAACAGGTAGTCTTCATCCACGAAGTCAACCCGCAGCCACCCTACTGTATCTCGTTTGGCGGGGTGCCCAGAAGGCCCACTAGCCTGACCTACCATATCAATAAATTGACCTAACGGAGAGTCCTCTTCCAATATTTTATTTGCATCGGCTCCCCTGTTCAACTGCATAACCAATTGTTCAACATCTCGGTAGGAGTGCTCGGGACTATGATATTTATCATAGGTGATATTATAGTTTCCACGGCTCTGCTGCTTATCAACCCAACTCTTCAGATCAGACTGCTGGACAGTGGGTTTATTGTGGCGAATTTCTGTGAACAATTGAGGATACTGCTTCACGGCCTGTTGGAACTTTTGTTGGAACTCTCTCCAACTCAAGGCTTGAATGCCCTCATCTGCCATAGTCTGATAGGTGCGGCGAACCGCATCAAACTCCTTAGACATCGGTTGTTTGGGAAGATTAATAGTATCGGGAAGAGCGGCGTTTTTCATCAAATAACTCCCTGGCGTGTGCGAACTTTTTGACCGGGCTTGAGGCTCATGTCCAGACCACTCCGTTCTGGCTTTTTAGGCTTCGCTGGCCTATTTGGAGTCCCCTGCATATCCTCTACCGATTTAGTTTCTTCGATAGGCTTCATAACCAGATCCATCAAACGGTCTTGCTCTTTCTGAAGAAGATCTTGTCTGCGCTGAACTTCCTGTGGGCTAGGCCCTTGCATCTGAGTGAGAGCTTTCTGGGGAGGAGTGGGTTTTGGGGCTTTAGTGGGCCTTGGGGCGACTGGCTTGCCCTTTTCATGGGGTAGAGCCTGTTGCAACTTATCGTCAGCTTCCTGATCCAAGCGTTCCTGCTCTTCACGAGATTTGTTCTCTTGAACTAAAAGATCTCTGGAGATATTTTTGATGACCTTGCTAATAGAAGGGATGATACGATCCGCGACGACTTTCACGTGCTTGCAAATCAAGTATCCATTTCGCAAATCTAGCCGCTCCTGGGGGGCCTGTAAGAGGGGCCTTGGCTGGCCCTCTAAGCCGTCCTTCTCATGGAGGTGCCACTGAGCCCCCCAGTATAAAAAGGCGGGGCACGTGCAGGAACAACGAACCTGAAGGTCATTCAGGGTAGTATCTTTGGTTACCTGAGATATATCGAATTTGACTCTAACCTCATGACCAGCAGGATCAGAGTCCTCTTTCTGGCACTTCACCCTGTATTGCATTGAAAGTTCTTTGGGGAGAGAGCGAATCAACGTGGGAACACAGCCCTTGACGTATTTCAAACTGAACTGATTAGTCAGAGTGGTAAGCTCTCGGATGTTCAAAGCAATTTTATAACGAGATACAGCCAGATAGGGGAGTGGGATGCTCACCCACACTTCTTCTGGCTGTTTGGGACTATCGGACATTGATCACTCTGTGTCAGTGGTCTATTTTGTAGACCCACACCTTCAATAAGAGAGGGCAATAGTCTAAGACTTTTTCGCTTTGCGTAGTTTGGGGATGGCCATAGTTTCGACCATTCTATCTTCAGAGGTGATGCCGGGAACCAGCGGAAGCATGGAATCTGGGATCCCTTTAACCTCTGCGATATTTGTAATTTTGATATCCCCTTCAGGTGTCTGAATAGCTGTCACCTCGACCGACTTACCCTCACCAAACCCCAGGTCCACCCCAACGATGTAAGGAGGGGTGGAAACAGTGGGGAGAGAATTGATTTCAGTCGGCTTTTTTACCCAACCGAGTCTCAAGAACTCCTGGAGGCCGCTTCGAGAGAACTGAACTGTTCCCATCAAAACTGAGTTCCGATAAATGGTCAGTGCAAAGGTTAGGTCGTTATACATTAAAATATCCCCCGGCTTAGTGTAAAGCCGTTGATCAGGGAACTTCAACTCACGATCTGACTGATACTGATGCAGCATTTTAACCCTTTGCCGTTCCTGCTGGGGTACGGGGGCGGTTCACCCTCTTGACTCTGGATAGAACGGCATCAACTGCCTCAGCTTCTGAAAGCTGACCATGACCCTGCGTGGGGTCTTCTCCCAGAGCGGACTCAAGAATGGGGGATACCCGCTCGGGGGCGGCGGGAGCCACGACCTTTCCAATGGGCTTAGGAAGGGGCTTGGGGGCTGGCTTAGGAGAGGGGGCTGGAACTACTGGCCTTGCCGGAGGAGGGACAGGACGAGGGGCCTGGGGAGTGGGGACAGGCTTAGCTGTGGGGGTATTAGGGCGATTTGCAGGACGCAGAGCCGCTGCCTTAGAGATAGCCTTGCTGGCAGTCGCCTGATTGATGGCAGCCTGAGCCGCAGCAATCTGTGCCTGAGCCGCAGCGATGATCTCATAGGGATCTGTGGAGACCTCTTGTTCCTCTCCCTCCTCACCCTCAACACCAATTTCTTCAATCCAGCCATGACCCAGCATAGTCTCAATACCCTGGTCGGTTAATGTGAGTTCACGTTCCTTATACCCATCTGAAAACTGATAGGTGGTGTGAGAAATCTGGGTAATCGTGTCCCCAGGCAAAGCGACGAAACCGTTGGGAGTTTTCCCGTCCGGTCCCTTCTGAGGGAAGTTTACGTCTCGGGTGAATTTATAGCATTTGTTCATTTGTTCTCCATGGAAGAGTTCCCCCGTAGGGGATATTGAACTATTACTCTGTTTGTTGTCAAATAACGATGTTATTTTTCTTCAGCCAAGTTTCAGCCGTCCTCCAGTAGCGGCGGTCACGAGTCTGCCACTCTCCGTTGAGAAGGAAGCAGAGACCCAGAGCTAAGGATTTGGCCGGTGCTTGCTTGGTGGAACTAATCAACCTAGCCAGACACTCTCGCTCTCTGTCAGTCGGGGCAGAGAGGATGCGATGAAAAATACTTTCCTCTTCTGGAGTAAAAGAGGGAAGTTTAGTCATCGCTAGGGACTCCGCACGTTTCTGTTTGGTCGCTGTGGACTGTTTCTTGCCCGTCAGCGAGGCAGATATCTTCTGTCTCGTCTCCTCTGGTCGCTCCCTGCCGAACGTCCAATGATCCTCCCCTCTGGGCTTGTTATCCCGATTCACATCAGGGTGTTCCCTGTTGAACTGCTTGAGAGACTCAGAGGTTTTTTGCTTTTCCTCTTCAGAATGATGTTTGTCTCGCCAATAACCAACTTGGCCAAAGCGGTTGTTGCCCTCACCCTGGCGAGAAACGGATAACTGTTTCTTGGAGTCTGGGTTCCAGACCCAATGTGTCCCAACTATTTTCAGCCGCCGCTTTTCAATCGTTTCAGCAGACTGAACCAATCCGGTCAGCCCAGCAGAAATTTTTGCCCTAACTTCTGGGGGGCAGCCAAATATACGACGATGATGTTGATCACCGTGGGGCAGATATACATAAGCGTCAGACTTGAGAGATTCAAGTCGGTGCCACTCCCTATTTCCATCAATAATTTTTAGCCGAGTTTCATTAGAATGGGTATAAGCCCTACCCAGAGCCCACCCGTCCATTAAATACTTCGTGTGTTCATGAGGCAAAATCTTCAGCTCCTGACCATCTTTAGTTACCCATCTGAGCCCAGTTTTCTGAAACACATACTCTTCAGCCATCTCTTGAAGAAGGATGGGAGAGATATCAGGAACCGGCTGATCCTGCCTAATGCCCACCATGAAGCAGAACGCATGTCTGAGTGCATGAACCTCTGGTAAAGCTTTCAGTAGGAAGTAGTGAGCGATCAGATGGTCCGTCCCCTTCAAGTCAATGCGATTCCAAGGGTTCTGAGTAAACAACTGAAAGTCAGGAAACAGACTCCTGGGAAGAATATGATGAGACTCGGAGTAGTCATCCTCAGTCGGAATAGTGGATTCCTCAAGAAAATTCAAGTAGCGATCCAACCAATCTGGATCATGGGGTATTTCCGCAAAAGCATCTTTGATTGTCTGGTCCATGGGACCTCCTACAATATAATACTCGGTATTCTAGGGAATTGGATAGATTATTTTACTGAGTTGGATTAGTTTTACGTAGGATGAATTGGGTTAAGAGTAATTGAGATTGAGTGGAGGCCGGTGCCGATTTTTTACTAATTTTTGTAAGAAATAACAAGGGCCTCCGAAGAGGCCCTTTGCCTTAATTATCAAGGACTTTTTAAGACCGGGTGATTACGATTCTCTCCAATCCAGAAGGATTGAAAATTAAAAATCCCAGAATCTCGAAAACACTGAAGCCAATCTGACGAAGGTCAGGGCGATCAGCACTTAGAACGGTCAGGGGGACACGCTCAGGGATGACACCAAGGAACTCGGCATCAGCCATGACCCAGACATCACCGTAAGCGACTTTTCTGGACTGCAAGATCGTTGCGCCCCAGAGGTAGCCCATGATACCGGTTTTCAGCAAGTGACGCTGAGTCTCACGGTCGATGTTGTCATCAGTCCACTTCAGGATGTCCACATAATCACGAGGGTTCATGAAGATGTAGGCAACAGAGAGATCGTGACGCTGCACCATACCGAAAGCATCTGCGAAAGGATCAACGGCGAGGCCGTAAGGTCCGGAAGATGAAGAGACGTTATAGGCAAGGCTCTTGTTGTAAACGTAATCAGTGTATCCGGTCGAAGAGGTTGCGGTAGTGGCCGCAGCATCAATCTTCAGGAAGAGGTTGAAGACGTAGTTGTCCTCAGCGGCACCGACTTCGGCCTTAGCCAGATTGAGGGCGCGAGAAACGATATCGAATCTGCGCTCTTTGATCTGGGTGATTGGAATCATGGGGTTGGACACGATTTCAAACGTGGGGACCGTGACACGGATTGGGTTGGCAACGTTTACAACGTCTCCACCCTGTTCACCGACCACGAACGCCTGCACGAAGCTGCGTCCGGTTTCGTCAAATTCCTTGTCGTAAATCGGGAGGGCTCCATCGGGAAGTGTTTCTACCATCAATGCCTTACGGGCGATTGACATGTAGTCACGGCGACGACGAAGAGAGGGGCCTAGAGCGGCGGCTAGCTTCTGGCGACCGGCTGCGGTCTTCAGAATCTGACCAAGCTGGGCGGTCTGTGCTTGGGTGCGGGATAGAATAGTCATTGTATTTGTCTCCCTTTACAAGAACGAAGCAACGCCAAGCCAAGGCTCGGTGGCGGAGATTGGGTGGGTGCAGATACCCACGACGATGGAACCAGCGGTGCTAGCCGAACCAGGGGTTGCGGTAAACATACCAGGACCAACGCCACCACCAACGTTAGCAGTGTAGAGACGCTGCCCGTTGAGAGGGGTGCTGCCCGTGACCTGAGCGGCGGGAACCTTGAACTTGGGGAATGCGCGGACCACAGGGGTCTTGCCAGAGCCCGAAGGGGTAATGGAAGACGAGAACTGGCCAGCACCCAAGAGCAGGAAGCCGTAAGGAACTTCTGGAGCGGCTCCGGTTAGGGAGTTTGCGCCGTCCAGAGGGTGGACGATGAGATTGAGAACGCCAGGGGTGGTTGTCCCATTGTAAAGAATGCTAACGATGGCTCCAGAATTGTAGCCAGCAGCAGTCAATGCAGCATTATCAGTCCCAGGATCACCTGTGAGAGTCAGATTGGGGACGCAAGTTCCGTCATTCTGACCGTAGTACTCACTATTCTAAGCTTTTTATGGTTTTAACCCCATATTTGCTTTTTTCTCTACCACTTCGGTTTTCACCGCCACCCCAAATGGGTGTTCGTGGTCTGGACCATTCCTTCACCATATTAAAAGCTTAGCTTTCAATTTAGGTGGGTTATTATGGCCTCTAAGCGTTCCGATCCTGCACCAATTGACCGGCTTCGTTTGGAATTGGCATCAGCATTATCTGTTAAGCGTTCTCCAAGTTTAAACCTTACATTCACAACGTTTCCACTGTGAAGACCCAAGTCACTAAGTTCGAGATACATTAATCTCTCCTATATGAGTTGATTTTTATCGCTTCTTCACGGATCAGCCGAGGTGGCGAGATCACTACAATGTGAAGTTGCTTGTGCAAAGAAGGAAGGGGTATTTATAAAACAAGGTTACTTTTATCACATGATATTCGCGTTCTATTAATGAGGAGAAAAAATAATGGCGAGACCATTGGGAACCTACCCCTTTCCGTACGACATGAGGGCGGGGGTGTATCGCATAGATAATAAGGAGAGCGGAGTCTGCTATATAGGTTCAGCCCTGAACTTCTACCGAAGATGGCGGCGGCACCATAATGAGCTTAACAAAAAAATCCACAGTAATGAGCATTTAAGTCGGGCGTGGGAAAGATATGGAGTCAACGCATTCCAATGGTCAGTTATAGAGGTTACTGAGCCCACCCGAGAAGCTCTCCTGCTTAGAGAGCAGTATTGGTTGGAAAAACTGAAATCTGATGGAGTGGAACTATATAATACCTGTGTAACCGCTGGGTCTCAGCTTGGAGTGAAACGCTCGAAAGAAACTAAACAAAAAATGTCAGCCATTGCAAAGAAGCGCGGGAATAATAATGTGGCCAACAATGAGGAGTGGAGACAATCAATGAAAGAAATGTTTGCTAATACAATAAAAATGTATAAGGGACAGAAGTATAAGCGAGTGAGAAATCAGCAGATTGATTACTATTTGAACGAGGGCTGGTCATTAACTAGATAGAGTTAATACAGCAATTCCGCCTTATTTTGAGTAAATGTGGTCAACGGGAACTCCCTGAGCACCTTCGGCTCCGCATCACTCTGATAGGCGAAGGTGTCGCACTGACTGGAGAGGGAGTCCATATCATCCAGGTTTAGGCCAGTTACTTCGGCCCATTTACAGCCTTCTGGGTGCTCTACGTCTTCCACACTAACCTGATATTTTACATTCATGTAATTGGCGTTAGGGTTAGAAAGTTTGTTCTTAAACTGTTCGTAGACCCACATCCAATTTCTAACATATTGAGCCGTATAAACTCTATTTTGAAAGAATTGAAAACCATTACGACTGGTGAAGTAGTAAAACTTGGCCGTAGAGGTTCGCTGTTTAAGCGAATTCCAAATCCTGGAAGTCATCATCTTCTTTTCTTTAAGAATATAAATCAACTCCCAAGTTTCGCTTTCATTCGTCCACATAAAAATCAGCCCCTCGTAAGAGGGGCTGATAGTTCAGAGAGCTATTTGCCTACTGTTTAGATGTCGTCCGTGAAGACAAGATTGGCAAGCATTGCCTGTTCTTTACTCATATCCGTGGCGGTCTTGACATTGCCGAGACTGCGGATTGAAGCGGCCTTGGAGGCTGGCTTGGCAGGGGCCTTGGAGGCGACAGACTTCTTTGGGGGTTCGAGCTTGGGCTCACCCTCACGCTTGGCACCCGGATCATACTTATCCACACCCAGGGTCTTCAGAACCTCATAAAGAATCACATCTTCATGATCTTCCTCAGCGTCTGGCACTCCGCCTTCATTCAGAAGGTCGTCAGCCATATCGCCACGCTCGACAATTGGATCATCCACACCCTGGACCTTTGCGGCTACCTTCTGATCGGCAAGCAACACATCAAGGGAAGAGATGTCGTAACGAGATGCATGGTGGAAGAAATCCTCTGGGGATGCGGTTGCTCCACCCTCTTCAAGCTCATTGGGCTCGGATCCGAAGAATCCTGCACCACCATCAGCTTCGACTGGAAGACCATCTTCACCGAACTCTTCGCCCTCACCCTCATTCGCCAACGCATCGGTCTTGTCGCCCATGTCGTCTTCATTGAAGATCTTGGTGAAATCGAGTTCCTCTTCGCCTTCAATCGCTTCCTCAAGGGAAGTAACATCAGCTTCAAGATTATCGATCTTTTCTTGGAGTTCCTGCTTCTTTTCGTCAGGAATAGGCTCACCCGCAGGGGCACCACCTTCAGGGGGCGTCGTCTCATCCATTGGAGGAGTCGTCTCGTCAACTGGGGGCATAGCCTCGTCAACTGGGGGAACATCACCCTCTGGGGGCATTTCGTCCATTGGGGGCACTCCCTCATCCTTCGGAGCCTCATCCTTCGGAGCCTCATCCTTGGGCTCTTCAGTTTCATCAGCCTTCTTCAACTTGGCTGACTTAGGCTCACTCTTCAATTCCTTCTCGACTTCACCCTTCATCTTCTTGAGGAAGGACTCATCTTCAAGGAATTCATTGAGTTCGACTTTGTGTACCTGTTCGAACTTCTCAGCGACCTTGGTATAATGAGCATTGATAGCCGTCTGACGCAACATTGCGGTCAACGACTTGGTGCTATTCGCCAAGAGTGAGGAAGCGAGTTTGTACTGGATTTCATTCGGAGCGGTCGGAAGCAGCGACTTGGCAAGCGTCCATGCAGAGGCTACGCGAATCTTAGCTTCCTTATGGGTAGACTGCTTTGTTTCTCGGATGCTAGCGAGGCGTTCTTTCAGGGACTTACGATCTTCGGCCATGGTTCTGACTCCTTTTTGGTGGTGAAATAGGCTCTCTATTCCTTGATTCAGAAAGTTTGTAAACTCTCTAGTTTTAGTAAAGGTACTACATCTTCAACCTACCCAATTCGGCATAGACCGCATCAGGTTTGGGTAGAATGAGTTGGGATGCGGCTTTGCTTGCATACCCAGCGTCTTTTGTATAGGCAGTTTTCGGACCTTCCCACTCAGTGGAAATGATAGTTCGAAGGGAGGCACCAGGGAAAGCAGGGATCGCTACCCATGATGCTTCGATGAATTTGACCCCACCGTTAGGTAAAGATCTATGTCCACAAAGCTCTGCAACGCGACGAGGAATACCATCCTCATCAGGGAGAAAAGAGCCTTTATTATATTGAAGGTGAGAGCAGTAGTTACCATTGTCCGTAACTCGTTGCCCACAATAGGAGCAGATGACCAAATCAGTCACGCAACCCATGGATAGGTATTTGACTTTCTCACTTCTAATCTTGCTGACAAGATCCTCATGAGCCAAATCAGTAGCCACCAAAAGGTCTACGAAGTAGACCCAGACCTCACCACTGATTCTGATTTTTCTCAATACGGCGTCAAGAATGTGCCCTTTTGCTGCTTTGGAATTCTGGTAATGTTCAAGAAAGTTGAATGCACCAACAAAGCTGCGATAACTGAGTTTCAAGACTTCATTTTCCCAGCCGTCATCATTATTGTTGACCAGATAAGAACACTCTGGGACAATCAGCCAATCTGACGGCTCTTTTTCACACATCACAGAGGCCATAATAGTCACGTGAGAGAGCAAGTATTTGGAAGTATTGCCAGCGATTTTGGAGAATGAGGCGTTCTTATGCCCAAATTTTGCTCCATGCAGGCTATCCCACTGCTGAAGGCTAATTATAGGGTCTGAGATGATGCCAGTTGCTTGCTTTTTCAACATCTTACACCAACATGAACTCGAAGCAGACTCCATCGAAGCCAGCGTTGAGCACTACATGTGCATACTTAGCACGTACATTTAAAGTTGTGGAGAGTTCCCGCTCCATGCGGACCATAGTTGTAGGCCCGAATTCCGCCTGAGCAACTTTTCCGCGAGGGATATTGACCATCAAAATGTCATTATTAGTTTTGACGTTTTCAGCCGAAACATACTGCTTAAAATAACGGTTAGCTGCCACCCTATTCGCAATTTTCTTATTGCGATCTGACTCAAAGTCATAGGAGTGGTTCTTGGCCGTCAGACTGCTGTGATGATGGATCCAGTCCTCACCCTGCTCGTCTCCAAGCTCTTCCTTTGTAGTTTCTGACATGATTTTCTTATCTTTCTGAGGATAATGACGCTCATGTCCATCCACCATATCCGTTTGAAGCATTCTAGCATTGGGGTCAGACGCTTCCTTGGGATCACCCTGGACTGGGACTTCATCAAAACGAGAATCAGCATACGGATTCTGGTGCTTAGTCTGGTAGTCACGGTCATAGGTAGTGCCTACACCGGGTCTAGCCATCTCAGTCAGCAGTGCATCCACAGCTTCTTTACGAACAAGCAGAGAAGCACCCGCCTCTTTATTGGCTGAGGGCGAGTGCTTCTTAAGTAATTCGTTCATTAGGAAGTAGCACCAGAGAAGAGGAGCGAAGCACCAGTCACATCGGAAGGGGCCAGACCAGAGTCAATGAAGTCGCCATAGACTGATCCGTTGACATCAAACACATCAGTGACGATGATAGTTGCATCTTCAGTAACGGCTGCCTGCTCAATCTGGAAGTTGCTGGTATAGGACTCCATCCAGCAGCCCTCATAGATCGTGACAACTGCGTAGAGGCCGGGGTTACCAGTGTTGTTAAGCCCCCCCTCAGCGGCTACGTCTGCCAAGTCTGCCTGACCTACGTTCTGGGCCATAGAAGCGAGTTCACTGAACGCAATCTCGGTCTTAATATCAAATGGCCATTTGTGATGTTTGAGGCTACGGACCAAGCCGCTCACACCGGCCTTGTAACCCAACATCTGCATGATGTTGGCAAGGTAGAGTGCGGTGCGGTTAATCGTCAGCGTCATCGGCTGGGTGATACCGGGCACAAGCTCGGCAACGATGTCACCATAACCCAGACCGCGAATGGCTTCCACATTCTTTGATTCTGAGATATTGAAGCTGGAAGTGACACCCATCTTCACAAATTTGCCGACTCCTACCGCATGGGTAAAAATCTTGAAGCGGCTGGAGATTACTGTTTTTGTCTGCGCAGTTGTTCCTTGCCTATAAAGATAGGAATCAGTGAAAGGTGAGTTAGCCATTTTTGATAAACTCCTTATTGGTTATCTAATTCAGTGGAAAGTTCAACGGGGACTTCCAAGCCCCTAAATAAATACCAGCGACGAGTATGAAGTCCGGTAGCTTTGCGCTTTTCCCAAGACTTAATCATGTTGGCACGAGCTTCTTCTGACTTACCAACTCCTTTACGTTTACGAGACATTTCAAGTCTTGTTTCTTCTGAGTGGTGCATTCCAGCAGCCGGTTGCTTCACTCGTTTACTTTGAATTACTTTTTGGATTTCAGATAGCTTAGTTTTTGTTTTCTCAGTGTGGTGTTGCTCCCCCACACGACCCCTTAGCTTATCCGCAGACCTTTTAACTAACTCCGGGTCTCGTTTACACCCCTTTTGGGCCTTAGAAATTTTTTGACGATGCTCTTCACTATTAACTTGCCCTATGCGACTTTTACTTCCTTTTGCATTCTGATTACCTAATCCTGCCTCGGCTATCTGTCTCTTAGTCTCATCTGAGTGCTCTCTACCTCTAAATGGCGCTTCAACACAATCACTAACATTATAGCCATCACTCACAACATTAAACTTTTCAATAGTCCTTTGTTCAAAAAATTCCAAGTCTTTTATCTCACAGATAAGTAAGGGCTTAAATTCGAAAGAATCTATGCCATAAAAGTTGAAATCTTTTTGCAATTTCCAAGAGTGATGTTTTCCTCTTTTCAGCAGGCTTTGATGTGTCTGCCATCTAAATTTAAAATTCTGAGTTGACCCCACATACAGCTTTCCATTAACCACATTACGAATGAGGTAAACTCCAGTCTGTTTTGTGAGGTCTTTGTTCATGAGGGTCTCTTCAGAGAACTGCATATTCCAACTTTATGACTTACTGTTTAGCTCTGGTGAGATTTTAGGGCCACTTGGCTGTCGAACGCATCCATAACTTCTCCCTCATGCACCCCATCTGCCGCAGCGAGATTCAATCCATTAAACTTGGACTTGGACTTGGAGCCATACTGCTTGATTGGAGATGGACTGACTGGTCCGTTCTGGGGCAGTTTAGGTGCGGCTGGAGTCGTATTCTGAGGGGCTCCAGGAGCCTGCGTAGAGGGCTTATTGGCGCAATTAGGGCAGAGCACACCGTTTGTGTCCTTACCATTCTGCATCACCGTAGCCCCACAAACTGGGCAGGCTGCTGTTTTAGTAGTAGAGCCATGCTTGCTGCTCTCCATACCAGAGAAGGACTCCTCCGCTAGCTTTTCAGTCTTGTGACGACTAAGGATCTTACCAGTGCCCTTCTGAAGGATGCACCAGGGGGCTTCGTTACCCTCTGAGTCCTTACCAGGACGGTTCACGATATACTGATTGGCCTGCTTCTCAATCGTGCCTTCATGGTCAGACTCGCTATCACGCTCATCCGAAGAGGTCTTGGGCTCTTTCTTTTCGTTCTTGCACTTCTCGCAAATAACGGAACCCTCCGCCTTCCCATAAGGAGAGTGCATGACCATTTCGCCACATTTTTCGCAAGGAGTTCCGCCATCGGCCATAAGGAAGGATTTCTTACCATTCAAGTCTTTCTTGTCCTGAATGGCTGACTCAGCGGTCTCCAGAACCTGAAGCTGTTTGCTCAGAATTTTTTCCACATCTTCTAGTTTGGTTTTCAGGCCGACAAAGGTTTCTCCCACGTTTTTAATCAGAGAAGAATCATTCGCCTCCTGGACGATTTTCTTGAATTCGAAGAATTTATCAGCAATATCATCTTTCAATGACTGCGTGAATTTCAGGGCTTTACGGGTCTCTGCACTGGTGACATCAGGAAATTCTACGGCTGTTTTAGCTGCCGCACTCTTCAAACCGCCCGTTTTCGGAGCCTCCGGAAGGAGGGCCTCGTCTTCTTCATCTGCTGCGGTGTTGAGCCCGTCTTCTTCAGGAAGGCCCTCCTCTCCCATATCCATGGATTCTGGGGACTCTGGAACCTCTTCCTCACCCGGAGCAATGTTCAGGGAGCCAACTCCGACAGAGCTACCTCCGCCTTCTAGACCTTCATCAACGTTCTTGCTGTAGAACTCACCCTCAACTAGCTTGTCCTCAACCTTCTTAATGGCGGCTACAAGCTCATCATTAAGGCTCAAAAGGGCACGGTCAATTTCTTTCGGCCAAGTAGCGGGGTTGACTGGATCACCAAGGTTAGTCCACTCAGTCTTGCAGGCTTCAAGTAAGGAGACCACAACCGTATCAACGGAGGTCTCTTCCTCAGATTCGGGTTCCTCAGAGGAGCCGCCTGCTGCTGCCTTTTTAGTGGCTTCAGTGGGGTTTAGAATAGATGCGTACTTGTTAGTGGGAGAAGTTGACTGAGCGTCAAACACATCACCCTGTGCGGAGATTACGGCCACTGCTTCAGAGGCATTCAAGATGAACGAAGGCATTCCTCTTTGGAAAGTGCCAGTGGCAAGACGATGGCCGACCCATGAGCCAGAAGCCTCAACGATCATGTCAACTTCTTCAGCAGTCTTAGGGGTAAACACTTCCAAATCAGAACTATTCTTACGCTTCATCTGATCCTGTTCTTCAGTGGTGAGTTCCTTCGTCTCATGACGCATTTCACGGGTGTTATCAACCGCATACGTAGAGGGGGCTGGGTTGGTTTTAGCCTCAGTGGGCTTCTTCGTGTCAAAATTACCCGCAGCTTTGTGCTGAAGCTCACGAGTGTTGTCCACTGACCATGCAGAGGGGGCTGGCTCCGCTTCAGTCTTCTCATCCAACTTCACGCGACGATGAGTGCCAGAAAGTTCTGGATTGGCCGCTTTGGGGGTATTATCAGCAGAGGGTTTGACTGGCTTTTCAGCAGGAACGGGACGTTTCGGGTCAATAAAGCCCTCCGGCTGTTCACCTGGGGTTTCTGTTTTCTTGGGGGCATCAATCTCCACGGAGGACTCCTCAGCTTTCTTTTTAGATGCAGTTGTCCGTTTGCCTTGGACAATAGTTTCAAGTTCCCCAATCAGGGCTGAGGAGTTCCCGTCCTGCACGAACTGGCTAACGGGATTCTGAAGAGCGGCAGGGCCAACCTTACGGGCAATCGGGAGAGCTTGGACCTTCTGGTTCAAATCAGGGTCATTCCGGTGTTGTGTTAGGTACTGCACGGTTTGCTTGATAAGATCACCAATCCAGTCAGCATTCTTGTTTGTTCCACAATCAGGGCAGCCGGGTTTACCACAAGTGCAACCAGAGGCTTTCTTATCTTTGTCACAACCAGGGCAGCCACTGGTGCCACACTGACAGGCGGCACCCGCACCCTTTGAAACTGCCACGGCTTTGTTACCTGGAACGTCAAGCTCTTCCAAGGTCTCATCCTTGGGCCAGTCCTTTTTATCGGTCTGTTCAAGGGCCATTTTGTTTAATCGGTTGTTAAGTCTGTTAGAACGCATGTTTTTACCTCTTACACTGTGGAATCAGGAAGCGCAACAAGTTGCGGAGGTTCATTTCCTCGCAAGGCTGTCATCACTAAAGAAATACGTGAGTCCATTTGCTCACACCAAGCAGCCGCAGCATCAACTGGGTCAGAGACAATAGATTGAGTGGGTAGGAGACCAGGAGAGCCTAGTGGAAGCTGAGCCATGAAACTCACTGGGGTTTGAGCCATTTGAGTGGTCACACCTCTAAACACTTCTGCCGAGCCCATTTGAAAAGTAAGAGCCTCTCGACCCCATTGGGTTCCCCCAAGGGTGCCACTTCCATCCATGGTCATACTGGAGGAAGCATTTTCGAAGGCGATCTGGTTTCCAGCTTCCCCATTTGCTACGGCGGTAATGGTGATGCTTGTGCCACTAATGGCGGCAGAAATGGGAGTCAAAGAAGCAGCAGTGATAGCAGTAATGATATTTGCCGCACTGGTGGGGGCATCGGTACCCAGAAGAACCTGCCCAGTGGTAGGGATACCAGAGGCAATCCAGGTAAACAACTGGGTGCTGATAGTGAAAGTCTCATTCGGATTAGGAATTCCGGTGAGGGTGAGGGTTCCGATAGCGGGGAGAGCGGGGCTAATAAATAGCCCCCCTAAATTCACCAGGGGATCACCATATGCTGCAATTCGCATACGATCCGTAGTATCTGTGATGTCACCCACAAACGATGCCTGTAGCGACACTGTAACAGCGCCATTCAGATGTTGAACTACAGGGTGGATTTTCATATGACAACCTCTTTAAGAGATTGGAGCACTTTAAATCGGGCCTTAGATAAACTCTTCTTATGTTCCTCTGAAAAGGGTTTACCTTTATTTGCTTTAGATAGTTTCAGCTTTGTCTCTTCAGATAAAGGCCCAAATGTTTTACCTTTGCGCTCACTAACTCTACCTTTATTTGCTTTAGAGATGCTTTCCTTGTGTTCTTTCGAGATTTGACGGCCTTTATTAGCCTTTAGTAGCAACTCCTTTTTCTCATTGGACATAGGAACACCTTTATTCCAAGCTGGCCCCCGTTTCACCCCTTTATTGGATATAGAGGCTGGCCTTTGGTTGTAAAGGGGGAAGCCTAAAAACTTAAAATAGTCAATCCAAAAAGCCTCGGCCTCGTAAATTGCTATTTTTAGTTCATATGCATCTTCTGCTTCTATTTTTTCAAGGATTGAGAAATCAAAAAATTCTACCCCATACTTATCCATAGCATTTTTTAAATGAGAGTTGTGTTCTCTGTTCTTGTGCTGGTTCCACCTCTTATTTGGATTTTTTTGAATTGTCTGTCCACAATACACTTTATTGGACAGTGTATTGTGGACAAGATAGACAAACCCAGTTGGCATCGTTGAAAACCCTTTACAGTTGAGTGGTGACTGTGAGAGTGACAGAGATCCAAAGCAGGCTGAAGATTGGTTTAACGGTGAAGCTAACATTCAGAGTGGTTGGATCAGAAGGGTCTACTGCGACTACGATGGTGCTGTAGCCTTCGATAACCTGCTCGGCCACCAGAGAGACTAGGGTGGAGCTAACCACCGAAGTGACGGTATTGATGGTGCTGTTGATGAGCTTACGGCCAATGAACTGATTCAGGCTTGAGCGCATCGTCTGGCGAACGTAATCGATCACCAAGCGAGAAGTTGGTTCACGCTTCAAAGGACTGGAGTTATCAGTAGTGACCCAGTGACGGATGATGAGAGCACCTGGGTTTTCCACGAGGCAAGTCAAACCGCTTGCAGCCATGTTGTCCATAGAGGGGTCGTCGTAGCGGGTGATTAGGCCCTGGAATCCGACGATTCCCTGGCGGGTCAGGGTGGTGGCTACATCGATTGCCGGAGAGACCATCATGCCAGCCATTGCGGCGGCGATGAGGGAGCCATCAACTGTGTAGTTGGTGGCCAAGCCAGTGGTGGGATTGACAAGCTGAAGGATAGCTCCAATGGAAGCGATTCCGATCATGCGCTCACTCTTGAGGCTAGTGGCTAGGCTAATCATGGACGAAGGAGTGTCGTTGAAGCCATAGCCGTAAACACTCATTGCTTCTCCGCTGTTACGTGGGGAGGCTTGAGTCAAGAGGAAGCGGCTCAGGTACTGAATAACCGTTGGGCTAGTGGTCATAACCTGAATCATACCTGCCTTCTGTTCGTTTCCAGGAACTGGAGCGGCCAGAGTGCTGATGGCGTTGATGTAGGTCTGGTCAGCGGCGGTATTAAGGCCAGCCTGTTTAGGAACCTGAAGGCAAGCGAAGATGTTTCCGCCATTCTGAGCGAACAAGCTGACTGCCATGGAGAGGCGATTGTCAGGGGTTGGCTGACCATATTGAGCGTAGGCGTCTCCTACGTTATCGAAAATCTTCAGAGCGAAATCGGAAGTCTCCTTCTCAGTCGTGTAGGAAATGTAGTAGTAATCCCCAACAGAGGGCTGATTTCCAGAGGCGTTGAAGGTGGTAACCATAGCCGTGTTTCCGGCGTTCATCCCGTAGGTAGAGATGACTTCAAGAGTCAAACCGTAAACGTTCACAGTTGGAATAACCCCAGTAGCACGAGGAGTTTCGTTGCTGATAGTGAAGGTTAGGGTGTCACCCGGCTCGAAGTGATAGCGGGGGCTGGGGAGAGACTGGAAGCCATAGAGCGGGTCAGCCAAGACATCATCCGGATTGAGAATGGTGAACTGAACGCCCGTATCGGGGTCTAGGAAGGTCTGATTCAGCCAGCCGATAGCTCCGACTGCACCGCCACCCACATTGGAACCCAAGGGGGTTGTAGCCCCGCCAGTGATGCCAAATCCATCCGTGTTAGCCTGAAGGGCAGTGCGGCTAGAGGTCACGCAGTAGTGGAGAGAACGGGGGGTGGAAACAGTGGCCGCACCATTGATGAAGTCCTCTGCCACTCCAGCCGCAGCCGAATTAGTGAGGGTGGGGCTGCCTACTGCCTCAGCGAGGATAACTCCGGTCGTTGGAGTAGAAGGAGGATAGGCGATGAACAGATTGAGAATGTCCTGAAGAGTGCGGGTGGTCGTGTCTATCTTCTCAGTGTAGACGGTCACTGCATTGCTGGTTACCGAGATAGCAGCAGCGTCAGCCTTAGCTGTAGTTCCGACAAACTGGATAGTTGCAACGCTGTTGGGGCCGGTGCCGATGTTGGTGGCAACAAACTTCAACCCCACGTTTACAGTGGAGACCAAACTGGCCTGAACACCAGGGGAGATGACGAAAGAAGCGTCCCCTTCCTGGAAGGTCACAGTGACGGTTTCATCTGGGCTCTTACCCCCCACGCCATTCAAATCAGAGAACTTATTGGGCCATACGACCCCACCATACTCTGTGAATGCCGCTTCAACAACCGAAGAAGCTCCCGAAGCAATGACTGGAAGAGTGTTACCCTTTTCATCAGAAATAGAATAGGTGCCCTGACCGGTAATTCCTGGATTGACCACCGTAAGAGTGAAAGTGTGATCATTCAGAATGTTACGGTAGTAAGTGGCATAGACGTTCTGACCCATTGGAGGTGGGTTGTAAAGAACTACCGTGGAGGTGGCTCCAACAACCTGAGTAACCGTTACTTCACCAGCCAGAAGGGCTTCCTCTGGGTTGGTGCCAACATATACGTGGACCAACGCTGGGTTGTTAGTGACAACACCCAGACCAGACCCATCAGTTGGGACATCTGGAAGGATAAAAGTGTAGTTCTTACCAGTGACGGCTCCCTGAACGGGGCGAAGGAACATGATCTCATCAACCAATGTATCTGTGATGACTGAGGCGTTGAATGCAGTGTAGCCGGGGGTAGAGCTACCTGCCATAACTGAAGCAGAGCCACCCCACTGGATACGAGCGTCTGCATTCGGAGGGGTCTGGAGGACAAAATCCACGCCGTTGACAAAATCGCTACGGCTTGGGCCATAACCCACTGCATCAATGCTTACCACGTTAGTGGCAGGAATCATGTCGTAGGTGTCCTGATACTTATTGGTGTAGTAGGAGACGGTGAAAGTCTGACCGGCCAGAACGGGGGAAGCCATGACGAAGGTGCCGGTCTTACCGTTCAGGGAAGAGACGGTGGCAGGCTGACCGTTGACCAAAACCTTCAGATTGAGAGGGTTGGTGGTGACGACTCCACCATTGGTTCCGTCAACCACAGGGATGAAGGAAGTGGTGAAAACCGTGTTGGAGTTGGGGCCTGCTCCACCAGTGAACGGAGCGGATGCGACAGCAGCCGTTACGGTCTGAGCGGCAATCCCGCTGGAAAGAGGAGCCTGGAGGGCGAGATTACCAGCTAAGGTGGGGATTCCCACAGTGAGGAGGTTAGCCAAATCTCCGTAAGTGCGGACTGCGTAGGCGGTCACGGTGGCGGAAGCGTCCACTTCAACAGTGAAGGATGCGGCGGAGAAAGTAAGGGTGTCGTTGGGGTGGGATCCGGTGGAGATACCCGTAACAATCTGGTAGGAACCAGAAGCAGTGTTGTTGGCAGTCGTGCCAGCAAAACGAACAGCCGTACCAACTGCTACGCCATCAGTTGCCCAGGATCCGGAAGCACGTGTCACCGTGTGAGCCGCGAAAGTGAGAGAACCGGTGGTGCTGATCGGAAGGGCGGCTTCGTTCAATTCGATGGAGATGGTATCGGTTCCGACACCGCTAATAGCCAATGCGTCAGAAACGGGGGAGGCTGCGGTGAAGGTGAAACCCAGATCCACATCGTTTCCAAGCTCACCAGGAAGGGAGAGGGTGAGGGGGAGGTTAGGATCTGAAGCCCAGGTAGCGTATGAAGGCACCTGGGAGGCTTCATTTTCATTTGCCACATAGGTGTCCTTGCGCTTAAAGTAGTAAGTGACCAAAAGTTCGGTCCCCACTGGGTAAACGGTGAAGATTGAGAAAGCTCCGGTCGTGCCATTGAGACCTGTAACCACAACTGGGGTCTGCCCGTCAGAGAGTGTGACGGTAATGTCAGTCGGAGTATTAGTCAGGGTTCCGGTGCCGTTCCCCGTAACAATGGGCGTATAGGTCAACTGGAAGTTCAACTGGCCCACGGTCAAAACCGGAAGGGTCTCCTGAACAACCAAGTCATCTGCGTAAGCAGAACTTCCGCGATGCATTTCGGTGTTAATTACAGAGAAGGTCTCCTGTCCCTCACCGATGAACACGGGAAGGCGGATGTTCCCGTAGGTGATTACTCCGGGGTTGCTCACCGTTTCAAACGTGTAGACACCCGGTGCGGTATATTGTGCGAACAGAGCCATGTTTATCTCTCCCTATGGTTGCGATCTTGGATCAAGAGCCCTTTAATATCGTGGTTTCATTTTAGGTCGGAGAAGTCTTTTCTTTCGCCACTTTAATCAGTGCCTAAAATTTTCCGGTCAGTTTTAGTGTCAGGAGCGTGTTTGAACCCATCTTTTGTAATGGCTTCAAGGGCTTCTGTCCTATTTTTCTTTTCAGCCTCTGGCAGAGGGGCGAACTCATTTCGTCCAACCATGGAGAGCCCAACCTCTCCCGATTGTGCGCGAACTTTCTCTCGGAGGGCATTTCTGTCAGAAATATCCTGCCAACGACGATTTGCGTCCTTACCAATAGTGATATCAATCTTCTGTTCCGAGAAATTCTCTGTGAGGAGCCCAACGCTAGAAGGAATAGGCTGAAAAATTGCGTTCTCTCCACATTTTGTGCAGGGAATTGATTCTTTTGGAATCTGGGCGGTAGGAATGATTTTCTCAATCATAACCCCGCAGGATGAACACTTATATTCTCTGATGGCCATAAATCTCCTTTTAGGCGTAATATGGGACGAACAAGGCCGACCCCAATGCGGTTAAACGTGGTAAAACTTCAGGTTTTCCTGGAAAATCAGTGGTGAACCCATCCGTGGGGCCACCAATCTGAATCGTAAAGTAGCCAATTCGAGTGATGAGGGGAAGGTAATACTCCCAATCAGCCGCAGCCGACACTGTAAGGGTAAATGTAGTCGAAGGGGTAACTCCACTCATGTCTTTTGGCTCAGTCATGGAGGCTCGTGAGATTTCAAAGATAGTTAAGCCGTTTGCCTCCATATTTTCTCGCCCCTGGACGAGGAGAAAAGATCTGATCATAGAGGAGATGTCTGAAGCGGTCAGACGGTCGTTCGCCTTGACCCGGATTTCAAAACTGACGTTTTCTTTAGAGCCGTAGACTTCATAAGTCTCCGTTAGATTGGGAGAGACCATGATTACACACTGATCTCCAACTGTAACCATATCCCCAATTCCCACTGTGAGCCCATTAATAATATTTTTATTCGCCGCCAACTTTTTAGCCACCATACTACTCTGTCCAGAGTTGACTCTGACTTCCCAAAACACCTTTTCACCTAGACGGAGCAGATTCTTGAGCCAAATAGTGCCGTCACCCGCAACAACCAAATCTGACTCCGTATAAACAGGGCCGAAGGTTGAACGAATCACAACCTGACCGGCTGCCATAAGTTCCGAAGGGGACAGGGGAGGAATGGGGAGCATATTCTCACTCTGAATCACTGAGGTGACACTGGGGTCAGCTTGTATGGTGAAGGTTCCGGTGAGGGTAGATCCTGGAGGAGTAAATTGTTGAAGGACAATTGAAGTAATAGAAGTGAACTGATAATCAATCCCACTCCGCAATTCATAGCCATCTTGATCGGTAATCACCAAATTAGAGTAGGAACTAATCGGAAGGGTGACAGTTTGAGTGCCGGTGAACGTAGACTCACAAATCACGTAGGAAGGTTTTCTAATATACCAAAAATCGACATTAGGGGTCAAAATGCGCGAGGTCGTTCGAAGTTGAAGGGGCTGCTGAGTCGTATAAGAAGTGACGTAGAGAACCCCACCTTGAGTTACAAAGGAAATGGTCGGGTCCACCGTATACACGCTGGAGGGGTCAATCAGAGAGGAAAAATACACCCCAGAGCCCGTCCCATATCCGGTTTTTCCAGTGGACCATGTGTAGGTCTGAACCGTAAGTCCCACTTCACGAGTCCCCTCATCAACCGAGTCCACATTTAGGTAGTAGACTCCAGGTTGTGGGTAAATGAGAGTGCTGGAAGTGGTGGGAGTAGTGGTTAGAACTTGATTTTCTTGAACCCAATCCACAAAAACTCCATCATGCCCTTGAAGTTTAGCCAGAACACTGTGGCCATGCTGGGTACACATGAAGTAATCAGGACTAAGACGATTTCCAGAGGCTGTGACGTTACTGATCTGAACTTGAAGGTCTCCCCACTGGATCAAATTGGATGCCTGGACGAACGTCTCCCCACCCAGGCTTTTGAAGCGAGGATTTCGATTTACCACATCTTTCAACTCGCGTAGAAGATAGGTGGCTAAGTTCTCGCCAGTCAGATCCAGCATCAAAACCTCTTAATTGTACACAACCCCTGGAATTGGTGCTGGAACTTTAACATTCACAGGCTCAACCCACATCGCAATACTGCGACGAACATCGTTGGTGGTGATGTTGGCAATCTGCCTTGGGTACCAGCGATTCTCAATTCCGATACGACCGTCCCACTCATAGTCAGTAATGAGCCATTGAGAGCCGTCATGCGCTTCGAAAACAGCCCCCGGCATCAGATAAGTGAAGAAATCGGCATCTTCCATAATGGGGCTGAGTGGATTTGGCATTTGATTTTGAACACCAGGAGCCGTCTGTGCGAATTGACTAGATGCGTCCATTGCAGGATCTGCTTCTTCGCAGATTTCAACGTTGTCAGCAATTAGTGAAGCAAGATGTTTTGAGTCCATGGGTAACCTCTATGATATGGTACGGGTAGTCTTTAAATCCTTCGTTTTTGGGTGATACCAAACCAATAACCTTCTTTTATCAGTATGTCGATGGCTGCGGAGCAGACAAATTTGTTCTTGATCCCATTGGTTACCCACTTACGACCCTTACTATTTTCACTTATTTTTTGTTTTTCTTCATCAGGGACACAGCGACCAGTCAGACTTTCTCGTATTTTTTGTTTTGTTTCATTAGAAGGGTGTGACCCCTTCATGCGCTCACTCTTTTTTCTTCGAGTTTCCTCAGAATCAATTCGTCCCTTACTAGACTCACTCCGTTTTTTTAGAGTAGCATCGGATTGAATAATTCCAGTATGTGCTATTTTCATTTTCTGTTTTGACTCTTCTGAATGAGGAGTTGTGTGTCGTGATTGACCAGTAGAAAGGATTCTTAATTTTTGTTTTGTCTCATCAGACCGCTTTTTTCCGAAGTTTCCTTTACTTATTTTTAACTTGTCCTCTTCAGAACGAGGGCCTCGCTTTTGACCTAAACACGAGCCTGCCGTGGGGCAAACATTATAAAGCGTATAACCTAAGTCTTTAAACATATCCATCCACGATTGTTCTTGGTGACGTAGAACAGCATCTAAAGGTTCAGTTTCTTCCAATATCTCAAATTTAAAATTATCTTCCCCATATTTACCCCAAGAATGTTGTAAGTGGGGACAATGATGTTTATTAGTATTTAATAAATAAATGTGCTCTTTCCATCTTCTTTCATGATGAGCAGAAGACCCCACATAGACCTCATGTTTAAATGTGTTGTAGATACAATATACAATGAATCTCATAACATGATATTTCCGAAGACAACAGATCTTCCTTCTGGCCGTCTCTTATTATCCCATTGTTTATCAGGATGGCCAGTCGGATCTGTGAGCGGCTCAGCCGGAAGCTCACGCTTTTCAACAAAACGAGGATCATAAATCTGGGTTGGAAGATTAGGAGGCTGGGGAGTGACCAGAGGAATGAGGTAACGAGTGTCATTGGGGCTCAGGAGATTTACGTCAAAGTCCTGTTGCAACAAAACACCACGAGGGGATTTGTAAATAGGATCGGAGATAACCAATCGCTCACCATTACGACGAACAATGAAATCTCCGGCTGCAATCATAGGAGTGGGACCAAGATAGGAGCGGCTGGCACGTTCTACCTTGACTCCCCCCTCATTTATAGTCCGAATTGCAGCAACATCAGGGTCAATGAACAATATCTCGTAAGGGCCATAGTAGCCACCGATAATCCCGGTCTCATAGCATGACTCACATCCAGTTCGAGGTTCTCCATTTGCAACTAGACAGCCGCAGGGCACCCCCTTTGTACGCCGGATCATTAGGTTAGCTGGTTCCCCTGATTGCTCAAAAATAAAGGCGTTTCTCCTGACCATCTCAGCATATATATAATCCATGCTATCAATTTCATAGGTGGTTTTGACTTCAGTTCCGAAAAATCCTGGTTTGTGTGCTTCATACCCACCGGCCATAACTGGAACCACTGTATAAAATGTCCTCGTACCGGCTGCCCCAGCCAGATAAATATCAACATAATTTAGCAGGGAGTAATAGGTGATGGTTACGGTTCGGGTGGTAATCTCATTTTTAACAAAATCGGTAGTGGGAAGGACCGTGACCGACCCCCCTCCGCTGAGTCCATATTGCTGGAGGTAAATCAAAGCTTCTTGGCCATCCACCCTGGCCACCGGAACAAACTCACCGTCAATGGTGAGTTGGACATCACCTGGATTGTTTGCCACAGTTGGGTGCCTCTTAGGGACTGGGGTGGACCAGATGGGGGCGGTCGGAATTTTAAACACATACGACCCATCCCCTCCAAAACTTACCCAATCAGCGGGTTGCACCGTATAGGTGACAGTCTGATAGGAGGTCTGGTCCCTATAGAACGGGATGGGAAGAGGATTACCTAGGTTTAAGAGCGCCCATGCGGTGGGAGAATCAAACGCTCTGTATATATTATAGCCAACCACATTCTTGTCATCTGAGTTGGTCCAGCAAATATCCCTAGAGCCATTATAATTGCTGTTAAGCACAATGAGATTCTGAATCATAGAAGGGTGCTCTGTATGCATGTGCATGACGGGTCGGTGATTCTCTGGATGATTGAAATGAAGCTCTGCCATAGATTACCCCAGAAGCCAGCGACTCTGACGAAGGCCCACAGAAGCAGGCCGATTGGCAGTAATGAGGGGAGCCCAAATCTGAAACTCCGCATCGTAAGACTGGGCTAGATTTTGGTAAGTTGCAGCCTTATTGATGTCTAGACTCACACCATTCAGGCTATAGCCAAATTCTTCAGCAGCCCAACGAGCCCCCTCAGCAGAGAGGCATTTTGCTGCGGCCCCCAAAGCTGCGGCCTCTCCCCAGTCACTCCCACCTCTGGAAACAGGGAGGGTATCCAGCGAGTAGTTATACCAATTCATGGGATTCCAGGTATTAAGCTGAGCAATGGCCAACTTGAGCATTCTAATAATGGTATGGTCTTCCCAGATAAAGCCGACCCTTGAGGTGTAACCTGCGACCGTCTTGGCAGGAGTTGGAGGACGAAAATGATAGTTTCTATCTGGGTTTGTATCGGAAAGAAGCTCCCGAACCTTCATCACCAACTCTGCTGTTTGAGGGGTCACACCTGGACGCATAGATAAGTAGACGCTCATCGCTTCGACAGAATTTGTGGGTGGGTTGAACTCGATTACTTCGAAATCTTCGTAAATGGTGGTAGTGGGATCTCCTGAGTTTTGGGCCACGTACCAAACGAGCTTGAACTGTCCGGTCCAGATGGTGGGAATGGCCATTTGCACATAATAGACCCCTGTCCACCTTTGTTGGGGGGTCAGGTTAGGCTGGCTCATGAGGGTTTCAACCCCGTTCACCGTTGAAAAAATACTGAAGGTAATGGTCGCGGGGTTGAACGGAGCCCCGTTTTCATCTCTGATGGTGATCGAGAGATCCCCAGGACCAAGCTGCCGACCAGATGCAATTGCTATCATACGAATCCTCACCAAAGGCATAGGTAGACGGAAAGTTTTGAGTAATATCTGGGTATGGACTTCTCTGCTCTAAATGACGAACAACGCCTCGCTGTGCTACACCCTATCGGAACTCCCGCTGCCATTTGTGCGGGGGCGGGGAGTGGCAAAACCACCGTTTTGACGGCCAGGATTAAACATCTTATAGATGATGAGGTCAGCCCAAAGCGAATCCTCGCCCTGACCTTTACCAACAAAGCCGCAAATGAGATTCTAGAACGGGTCGGCATGGCGGCGGAACCAAGTCACCCCTGGATTGGGACCATACATTCACTAGCATTGAGTGCCATCAGACGAGCCCCTAAAGGATTCGGTCTGAACGAAAAAGTTACCCCTCTGGATGAATATGACCAAAAAGAGATGCTGAAGAAGCTGATTGAGGATAGGGAGTTGGGTGACATACTCAACCCTTACCTGCTCAAGGACAAACTGGCCTACCATAGGGCCAGAGGGGTGGGGTTTCGAGTCGATTACACCTCCGAGGTGCATCAGAAGGCTCTGGTGGCCCATGCGGGGTATCATGCGATGTCCAACCAGGAATTGGAGATCTGGTTAGCCTATGAGAAGCAGAAAACACATGACTCTGTTGTGGACTTTGACGATATGATTCATTTATTTGTTCGAAGGGGGCAAACTGACGAGAAATGGCTGCACAACCTTCAACGGCAGTTTGATTTCGTGCTGATGGATGAGGCTCAGGACACCAACACTTGTCACCCTCCAGGAACAATGATTCGCAAGCTCGTAGGAATGGATGGTATCAAAACTGTGCATAAGGAGGTTCCCATAGAGTCTCTCAAAGATAAGGACAGGGTGGTTCCTTGGGAGCGGGGACACGGCAAGCTAGTTATGCATGGATCTCCCATTACTATCGGAGAGCGTGTGTACAATGGGGATATGATAGACATCACTTATGAGGGCGGAACCCTTCAAATGACCCCTGATCATCGAGTATATGTTGCTCTAAATGACAGTGATAGTTATGCTATTTATTTAATGTGGAGAGAAGGTTTTGGCTTCCGAGTTGGGCAGTGCTCTCTAGGCTATAGAAGAATTGGCTGTGGCCCCTATGGGGGGTTTGTAAGAAGGATTCAGGAAGAGAAGGCAGATCGGGCATGGATTTTAAAAATAGTGGAAACTAAGCAAGACTCACGAGCATGGGAACAGATAACTTCATGCCTTTATGGGATTCCTATGACCCAATTCGAGCCCACAAATGGAGAAAGACATGAGAGCTTAATTCATTTAGTATTTAGTGAGACAAATGGAAATGGCGTGGAATGTTTAAGGGCTCATGGACGTATGTTTGACTACCCCCTCTATTCAAAAGAAGAGGGGGGAACTAAGATACACAAAAGATGGTGTGAAACTAGGGCCACCAACCTAATCCCCGGATTAATGTCTCTACCCTCTCCAGAGACTGGTAAAAGAATAGTTATAAAGAGTGTCAAAAGGACTCCTTATTCTGGTATTGTGTACTCAATGGATGTCGAAAACTATCATACCTATGTGGCTAATGGAGTTGTAGTAAAAAACTGTCAGTGGAATATGATAAACTCTATCCTACCCCCTGGTAACTTCAACATGCTCTGTGTGGGAGATATCAATCAGTCCATTTATGGATTCAATGGGGCAAACCCTGGCATTCTCTTGAATTATACCAAGGAATGGCGAGGAGTGCAGCCTAGGCTCTACAAATTGGAACGAAACCATAGATCGGTGCCTGAAATTGTCACCTTGGCGAACAAAGTTCAGACTTTCATGACAGATACGATCCCCCTTCGGATGGAGTCCCATCGTGGGGGTAAGGATGAGCATGGACAAATTCTTCTCCGACACTCCAACACCCCCAGAGATCTGGCCGAATCGATTAGTGTGGAGATTCTTAACAAAAATGCAAAGGTTCAATATAAGGATATCGCCATTCTGGTTCGTGCAGGGTCTCAGGTCCGTGATATTGAGACCGAATTGGTCAAAAACCGAATCCCTTACATCATCAGAGGGGCCATGGGACTGTTGCAGGCTGAGGAGGTCAAAGACATCCTCTCTTACCTCAAAATCGCGTCTAACCCTCATGATTTCTCAGCCATGCGGCGGTCCAGTATGGTGCCAAAGCGAGGTGTTGGAGATGCCGCACTAGATAAGGTGCTCCTGAATGCTAATCTGAAGCATGAAGGGAACTTAGTGGAGAGTCTACGAGGAAGTCAGCTTCAGAAACTTGGGGGCTACCTCAATATTGTGGATGAGTTGGTGAAACGCTCTCACGACCCCTCTGATGCAATTGATTATTTGGTCAGAGCCATTGGTTATGAGACATATTTGAAGAAGAAATATGAAAAGCACAAGGATAAAATTGAACAAAAGCTGAATAATATCGTGCGGCTCAAGGAAATGATCAATGCGTTAATGGCTGAAAGAGAGATGACGATTGACGATGTGGTGTTCCAGCTAACGATGCAAGACCAAAAGGACATAGGTGGGGAGGGCAAGATCATCATCAGTACCATTCATGCGGCCAAGGGGCTGGAGTGGAAGACTGTTTATGTCGTCGGCCTCTATGATGGGAGCCTACCTCACAAGTTTTGCACCTCAGATGAAGAAATCAGCGAGGAAAGACGCCTATTTTACGTAGCCTGCACCAGGGCTAAGGATACACTGGTGCTTGGGGTGCCTGCGGCGATTGAATTTGCTTACAAAGAGCCACAGTGGGTGGCCCCGAGTAGGTTTTTGACTGAGTTGGGGGTGTGCAAATGAAACAAATCAAGATAGCATTCGCTGGGCAGATGCGTTCAGGGAAGGATACGTGCGGAGATTACATCGTCAAGAACCATAATGGGGTCATTATGAAATTTGCCACCCCCATCTATGAAATTCTGGAGTTTGCACAGCAACGATGCCACCTCCCAGTGGAAAAGGATAGACAATTTTTGCAGTATATTGGAACTGAGTGGGCCAGGGCTAAAAACCCTAACATTTGGGTAGATATTCTTATTGAGGAAGCCGCAAATTGGGGGCCATCCGTCAATATTGTCGTAACGGATGCAAGGTTTAATAACGAGTTTGAGGCCCTAAAGAAAGCGGGGTTCTTTTTAGTCAAATTAATCAGAGCCGAAACTGCCAGAGCCGCAGAGGAGCAAGTGAGTGAAGAAGTGGCCAAACACGCCTCAGAAATCGACATGCTTTCGTATGAGGGGTTTGATTGTGTGCTGGTAAACTGTGGAACGCTGGAAGACCTCTATCACTCAGTGGACCATTTGATCGAAACTCAGTTCAGGGAGGAGGATTCATGCCATTGGTATGATCCCGAAGTAGTGGAAGGAGTGGATGACAAATGGCATTTCTTCAGAGGGATGTCGGATCCAGATCTTACAGATTTTGGACATCCAGTCTAACTGGCTTGCTTGAGCCTCTTCTTCAGTTTTTCTTTTTTGGTCAAAGTGGGGCACCGGTCAACGGATCGCCCCACTAATTGTTTACTTCCAAGTGAGTCCTCAAGATTATCATATTCATTTGGGCTAATCCAGATCACTTCCATGTCGGGATCCTCTGTTTTCTTAGGATCGACCTGACGGAGGGGGTTTTTCTTTCCCTTCAAAATCTCCTCAATCACTCCTCTGAGGTTGAGGGCTAGAGTGGCGGTCTGATCATATCCGTCCCAAGGCTGGACGTTCTTCATGCGTGTTGCAATCTCCATAACCACATATGCAGAGGGTGCCAACTCCCCATCTCGTTTTCGTATTGAATCAATTTCGTTACGAACCAAGCAAACAATGTCGGAATAAGTCTTTTTGCTCACTATTCAGCCCCTCTTTTTTTGTTCCAATAATTTTTTAAAGAAATGGAACGCTTGAGATTTGTTTCCTCATTGCTAACCCTGGATCTATTTTTTAACGTTTCGGCTCTCTTCTTTTTTGTTTCCTCTGAAACTTTTCTTCCCAAAGTAGCTAATTTTATTTTCTGCTTAGTTTCAGCGGAATGAATTCTCCCTCTTTGCCCTTCTGCCATATTTCGTCTAGTTTCCTCTGAAAACGCTTTTTCTGACATTTTCGTCCTAGTCTCTAGAGACAGTTTATTCCCTTTGGCCCAAGTATTTCCAGTATGAAAAACAGATAGCTTGCGTTTCACCTCTTCAGAGTGATGAAAACCTAGCATAGAGAAAGTGGGAGAAGAGATGTTGTAAAGCTTCCCACCTATAAACGAAAGGTAATCTACCCAAAATTGCTCCGCCTCTAATAAGTCTTCTTTTCCCTCGCAAGTCTCTAGAAGTTCAAACAAAAAGTTTTCTGATCCATATTTATTCCAAGCCGCCTGAAGATGGGGGTTTTGATGCTTCTTGCGATTCAGCATAGACTTATGCGTATTCCATCGTCTCCTGACATCGCAAGCCTGACCAATATAAGCGGTAGCCGAGACGGGATTTATTATGATGTAGATTCCAGAGATGGGCATTTATCTTGATACTCGTATTTGGATCCTACGGCAGCTTTGACTAGAAAGAATCAAACTAGAAAATGAGCTTTCCGTTTCTGTTTCCATTCGGCTGTCTTAGCCTGAGAAATAATTGTTTTGATATCCCTAGGTGTATCAATATCAATTGGGTTTCTCATGAGTGCCTCTTCGATCTTGTTAGTTAAATTTTCTGGCATTTCCGCTAATCTAGCACATCTGGGAAGTTTTGCGGCTGGGATGAGAAACCTCTCATCACTTGTCTTAATTACCGTAATAGGGTAGTTATAAAGCTCTGCGTTACTGATTCGATAACGAAGCTGTCGGGCTAGATTATCTGTAACTCGGCTGAACCATGCCCAAAACAATCCCCTGGAGTTCTTTTCCAAGTAAACGTAAAACACTTTGTCATTATTTATCACAATGGCCTCATCCGAGATTTCAGTCACAAACTCGGGGTTCCCTTCATTCTGGTTGATAATCTGAGCCGCCTTCCACCATCCTCCCGTAGCCGAGTGACCACGGTGCCAGGGACTCCGTTCCTCGTTGATTCCCACCATCCAGAAAGCCCAGGCATGGCAGATTTCGTGAGCGATAATCCGGTTTAATGACTCTTCATCCTTGGTGATTCGCTTCTGGAGCTTGATTACCACCGTATCCAGACCCTTGCCGTCCCATACGGTAATCCCGTTCCACTTGGTTGTCAACGCATTGACAATCACAATTTTTGGAGTGGGCATAGTCAGTCCAGATTTGGACTTAGGCATCATGTTGATGTATTTCTTAGCAATGGCCTGAATATCCATCGTTACTCCAACAATCCCGAATTGACCTTACGACTCTTACTACTGCGTTTCTGACCGTTCAGAGCGTAAAGCCAGTCAATTCTGTTGGTGCCATACTCGTTCTTGAACGCCTGGACCTCATTCTGACGATAAGCCCCACCCTCTTTGTTGGATTTCACCGTCTCGTCTAACAGTTTGGCAATTTCTCTCATCGCTCCAACAACAACCTGATCCTTAGACTGCACGAGCCCACCGATACCGTATTCCTTGAGCCACTCTTTGAGGGCCACACCCTTGATTTTGTACTGCTCTTTAAGTTTGCTATATTGGTCATTAAGCCCACGCCAGACCTGTCTGGCCCACAAATCCTGTTCGCGGTTGTGGAGCTTAATATCGATCCCATCCCATGCGTCTGCGGTCAAGAGCTTTGCGGAAAACTTGAACATGATACTAGCACCTCTCTAAAAGGGGCTGGTATTTGAAAATACCGCATAGTTTGGTCTCTGACGGAGTATTAGTAAGAGAATGAGCAGGAGTTTCTGTGGACCAAGGTTATAACTATATCGTGATTACGAGAGGTGGTGGCATTGGGGACTGGTTGATGATCGAACCAACCATCGAAGCCCTCTATTATGAATATGCTCCGGCCCGAATCATCATCAGAACTCACAAGCAGTATGCCTGGGTGTTAGCAGGCAGCCCATTCGTGTGGAGGGTTCTCCTAGAGAACGACGATTTTAGCCGTTACGGAAAAATGGAAACCGGACCCCTCATTACGGATATGAATGGGCTGTTTGATGAGGAAACTCCCGTCAACCACTTCTCCTTTAATGGAGTGATCGAGCAGCTTTGTGGACTACATGGAGTAGATGCGTTTGCTGCGGTTGCAAATGTTCGACTCTTGCGCCGAACCCCCTGTTTGAACTCCTACGGGCCTGAATCTGATCACTCGATTGTAATCCAACTACGAGAAAGTGGGAGAGCAGATGGGCGAGACTTTACCGCATCAGACCTCCCCATGGAGCTTATGCGAAAATCTGGAAATCCGATCACCCTACTTCGGTCTGGAATGCCAAATGAAGAATTTGTAGATGCTATCCGCAAAGCTGATATGTTCATTGGCCCCGATAGCTCTGGGCTTCACATCGCTCATGCGACTGGGGTAAGAAAAATTGTGGGATTTTACAACCCCCTCTACCCTGCGGCCACCCGAGCCTATCCAGGGGTTCAGAGGGCTATGAACAAGACAGAGTTAACGTGGGAAATCGAATCCGCCCTACAAGAGGAGAAATACCCAGTATACCTGAATGAAGGTAATGGAACGGAGGGAATTAAACCCATCGCCTTAATGCACTGCCGAGGAAAGGGGCTTGATGTTGGTTCCAGTCAGTGGCCACTTCCAGGAGCCATCGCCATTCATAATGAAAGCGAGAGGGGCCGGTTTAACCAAGCTCCATTCGACTACATCTTCTCTTCTCACTGCCTAGAACATATAAAAGAATGGGGAGAAGAGTTAAGATTGTGGGATGCCTCTCTCAGGGTTGGAGGAACCTGTTTAATCTACCTACCGCACCCATCTATGGAAATGTGGAAGCCTGGGGGGCTATGGGTGGGGGATAACCACGTATGGGCTCCATCCCCTCTCACTCTAACTAAATGGATCAATCAAAACACCAATCTACGTGTAGAAGAGTATTCTTGCTATCCGGATGCGTTTTGGAGTTTCTATATTCTTGCTAGGAAGGTTGCATGATATACAATGGGGTAATAAAAAGCGATTACGGTCCGGTAATCGTGAATGGAAACGATATCAATCAAACAGGGAGCTTGCGGCGAACTGGCAAAGCGTTCGATCATGAGGATATCATGTTCCTCTGTGATTTGGCTAGAAAATGTGGAGAGCACACTGTTTGTGTGGACATCGGAGCTAACTTTGGCCTATTCACCTTAGCCCTAGCCAAAGCCGTCGAGCCGTTGGGTGGAGATGTATTTTCGTACGAAGGCCAACGCATTCTAGCCTATATGGTGGCTGGAACTGTCTCTCTGAACTCTCTACAGAACGTCTATGTGCATAATTTTGTGATGGGTCGGGAGGAGGGGGTTATGGCCATTCCTCAATACGACTACAGCAAGGCTGGAAATTTTGGAAGCTTTGAATTTAAACCAAAAGTGAATGATATTGGGCAAGAAAGGCTTCCGGATGACCCAGATGAACAAGTTCGAGTAGCGCCAATTGATGCGTTGAACTTTAAACGTCTAGATCTGATCAAAATTGATGCCGAAGGCATGGAAGAAGAGATTTTGGAGGGTGGGGTCGAAACTTTCACCAAGTTCAAGCCTATCGCATGGGTAGAGTGGCTGAAATCTGATAAACGAGCCTTAGTTCGTTATTTTAAACACCTCAACTACAACGTGTATGAGCACGGATGTGATTTATTTTGTATCCAACCTGATCAGTTCCCCGAGCTACAAGCATCTTTAACCTGGGCCAATTTCAATCTATGACACATTTAATCGCTACCCCAATAAAACAGTATCGAGAGCAGTATGGGTTATCTCTGTTTGTGGAAACAGGTTGCCAGGATGGCGAAGGAATGAGTTTTGCCAAAAAATGTGGGTTTGACGAGCATTTTCTATTTTCCTGCGATATCAGGCAAGAAGCGGTAGATTCTGCTTACCGGTTGCTACCCGAAGCGTTCATTATGAACACTGATAGTCTCACATTCCTAGAGACTCTCCTGCCTAGACTTCCGGGGCCTACACTCTTCTGGTTGGATGCTCATTTTCCTGCTTTTTACGATGTGGAGGAGACCTCTGAAACTCGTTGGCCCTTATTCAAGGAGTTAGAACTCATCAGAGCCTTGAAACCTAACATAGAGAGGGATGTGATCATTTGTGATGACATGAGGATGTTGGTGAACCCCCAAAACCCGAATTTTACGGTGGATCAGGTGAAGGAAAATCATGTCAAGTATATAAATGTGAATTGGGAGGAGTTTACTGGAACTTTTTCTTCCACGCATACTGCACAGAGTATTAAAACAGATACGGGGATACTTGTATTCCTGCCCAAAGGAGAAGTTTAATGGCAAATTGCCCAATTTGTTCCACCCAGACGGTTCATAAGTATCAGGACACCCCCTATTGGATGTGCCCTGTTTGTGATTGCTGGTTCCAGAACCCTATGCCCCCCAAAGTCTATGAGGCTGCTCATGAAAAAGACCAAAATGGCGGGTTTACAGGTCATCTAATGTCCGACTATGAAAAAGGGATCAATCAGTCTCTCGCAGAGAGCATCCTCAATAACTTCATGGGAGGGAAACCCGGCAAGGTGTTGGACATTGGCTCAAAATTTCCATATTTGAGCTATTGTTTTAAGGAACTAGGATGTGAAGCCTTTGGAATGGATAACATTGAAATTGTTCCAGAATACAGCAAGGAGCTTGATGTTCCGATGTTGATGGCTGACTTTGAGGCCCTCACTGAAGAGCAGATTAGGGAGTGGACTCATACAGAAAAATTCCAGGCTGTTACCATGATTCATTTGATGGAACATCTCTATAACCCACTGGCCGCTCTAGGAAAAATAAAGAGTTTGCTAGCTAATGATGGGATCCTTTTCTTACGCCTTCCAGATCATGGAGTGAGCGGATTTGAACGAGATTTAGATGAGGGGCACTATACAATTCATCCGTTCTTCCACTCCTTATCCAGTATTTTAGAGCTTCTGGTTCAAGGGCAAGACCTTTTCACTATAGATTGGACTTCTCCGATGGATGGAGCAGGGCAACGAGATATCGTGCTGCGCCCCATCCAGAAAAAGCCAGAAGTCTGGTGTGGGATGATTGTCAAAAATGAGGAACGTGATCTTCCCCGTGTTCTAAAATCCATTGAAGATGTGGTGGATGGTTTGGTCGTCATTGACACCGGCTCTACGGACAAGACTGAGGAAGTGGCCAAGGCTGCTTGGACTAAGCCCCTTACCTTCGAAACCTATACGGGGGCCTCAAAGCAGGATGAATCTGGAGATTGGAAGCTGTGGGACTTCAGTAAGGCCAGGAACATATTCGTAGATAAGATTGATCGGATTCCCTCTGCCGACTATCTAATTTGGTTTGATGCAGATGACGAGCTATTGACTCCTGAGAATTTAAAACGTGCCTTCTATCTGACTCAATACAAGGTGTTTGGCATCATGATTGAGACTGATGGCATGAAATGGGTTCACCATCGTGCCTGGAAGACTCGTGAGGGAGTCAACTTCTCAGGACGAATCCATGAATATCCAAATCATGGAGGACGACCTGGGATCACCCTCAAGGACAGCGTGATTCACCATGATGCAGCCCCTGGTGTGGGTGAGAATTCTAATCAGCGTAACCTCCGCATTCTAGAGGCAGAAATCGCAGAAGATCCAAATCCCAGGACCGCTTTCTATCTGGCCAATACGCATAAGGATGCGGGACGTTACGTCCAGGCCGTTAAATACTACGACATGCGAATCAGTTTCGGTGATGCGTTCCGTGACGAGTATCTTTTTTCTTGCCTATACAAGGGAAGGTGCGAACGTGCGGCTGGAATGCTGGCCGAAGCAGAGAAGTCCCTCCTATTTGGTCTCTCCAAGGCTCCTGATTGGTCTGAGTTCTGGATGGAACTGGGCTACATGGCCTTCCAGACCGGCGACTGGAACAAAACCATCGGTTACTGCCTTGAGGCATTCGGACGCAAGCAGGAGCCCACAGAACTCTGGCGTGAACCCAACAAATACACTGACCAGCCGACTCGGATGCTCAGTTTCTGCTATGAGAACCTTGGGGACAAGGAGGCAGCTTACAAATGGGCTGCTGAAGCCAAGAAACAGATCGGATGCGAGGATAAGGAGTGGGACCAGAGGGTCAATGCCCTAAATCAGGCTCTAATCTCCCAGAACTATCTAAAAAAAACGACGAAGAAAGTTAAACAAATTGCCCTTAATCGACCGGGTGCTGTCGGAGACATTTTAATCACGCTTAATTTGATTCCAAGTCTCAAAAAGAAGCACCCTAATTGCAAAATACACTATTACTGCCATCCAGCAATTGGTGCGGAACTAGAGTTGATGTTTAAAGATGCTGGGGTAGACGCATGGTTTGATTTCAACACACTGGCAGGGAAGGCGCATGAATATGAGAAAGTTATCAATTTAATCGGTTATCCTCTTCATGAAGATTACCCTAATACGGAAATGCGACAGCATCTAATTAAGTATTTTGCAAAAGAAATGGGGCTCCCCGAAGAGATGGTGGCGCTGAGCCTCCCTACTCCCTCTATTGACCGAGAAAAGTTAGAGCTACCAGCCGACTATGCAACCCTACAAGTAAAGGCAGGATGGTCAGTGTACAAGTCAATCAGTGCTGAACGGTGGGGAGAGATAGTCAAACAATGCCCCAGCATCCCCTTTATACAGATTGGCGGAAGTGGGGATCCCAAAATCCCTGGAGTGGACCATACCCATATGGGAAAGACCCTCAAACTAGCAATTGATTTGATTGCTAATGCAAAAATGCACGTGGGGGTAGACTCATTCCCAAACCATGTGACCAATTATATTTGGAGCAAAGGAGACGGAAAGCCCTATAAGGTTCCTGCTGTTATTCTCTGGGGGTCAACAAGTGCTCAGGGCTCGGGCTACGATCACAATCTGAACATTGGGGTAAAACTGCCATGCCGCCCATGCTACAAAGAGGATCCAGCTATTTCCTCTATGTCTAAAGGGCCGTGCGATAACCCTCCTGGGCAAGATTATGCCCATCCTTGTCACGCTTGTATGGCCGGAATCCCAAATGAAGTGGTGGCAAAAGCAATCAAAAATGTTTGGGAAGGTGGAAAATGGGTGGAATCTACCTAATAATCAATGTAATTTCTAACAAAGGGTACGTAGGCCAATCGTGCAACCCTAAAAGACGGTGGGTACAGCACAAATGCAACCTTAAACACCAGCGTCACTCTTGCCATTATTTACAGAACTCCTGGAATAAATATGGTGCAGACGCCTTTATCTTTGAGATTCTGGAGGTGTGTTCTGACAATCTTCTAACTGAAACTGAGCAGTATTGGATGAATTCTCTCAGATTTATGGGGGCATCTCTCTATAATACTGCCCCTGCGGCGGGATCTTGCTTAGGGCTAAAACATACTGAGAAGGCGAAACAGAAGCTATCCCTAGCTAAGAAAGGTGTGCCTTTTTCGGAAGAGCATAAAAAAGCATTATCAGTTGCACGAAAAGCCCGAGCCCCCCACTCTGAGGAAACAAAAAAGAGGGTGTCTGAGTCTCAGCATCACAGGCCACCTCCATCAGAGGGGGTAAGAAAGAGAACCTCGGCAACTCTAATGGGGCATAAAGTTAGTGACGAGACAAGAAAAAAGATAGCAGAGACATTGACAGGCCGAACTCCTGTGAATAAAGGGGCATCTCCTACCAAAGAAACCAGGATTCGTATGTCAACCGCCCAAAAACTTAGATTTAAGCAGCAATCAGCCCTAAACAAAATACATGTGGGTATTGAGACGGAAGCCATAAGATTGTGGAAAACACGAAGTATATCAAACAAAGCGATAGCCCGTCAATTAGGGCTGAGTGCTTCCACTATAACAAATATTGTAAGAAGGAACGGTCTAAAATAGCCTTAGAAGCTAAGGGTGAATAGAGTAGAGTAACCAATCCCACATTTGTTGCGTAGTCAAACCTACAAATGTGGAGCCTGCCGGAATCCCCCCAACCGTAACTGGTGTGGGGGTTTCGTTCGTATAGGTGTCTGGGCTCCCACCAATGGAAATGAGTTCCCCACGCATGTCAATATATAGACCACTCGATGAGCTAGTAGCCAAAAACAGTGGCTTACTGACCTGACCATCCGCCAAAGGCTCTGTGGACGTTAATCCCCCAGGAATCTGGGCACTCAAAAAATAGGTTGTACCGGGAATCAGGCCGCTTAGACCAACTATATATCCAGAAGTGGTGATGGTGAAATTATCTAGATCAATAACGTTTGAAACCAGACCATACACCTCAGAATCAACATCCGAATCAGCCTGAGACCACACCCACTCGGTCCCATCAAATCGAACTGCGTCTCCAATAGAGAAGCCATGGTTAATTTGCATGATGGAATCAGACAATGCCGTCCCATTCGCGCCCAATCCTCCGGATGCAATCAATTCACCTCGCATATCTGTGAACAGACCACTAGTAGGGCTGGTAGATAGGAAAATAGGCTTGCTGATTTCCCCATCTCCGGTTGGCTCCGTGGGGGTCATCCTACCTGGGGTCACAGCACTAAGAAAATAAGTGGTTCCAGGGGTGAGACCGACCAGACCCGTAACGTACCCAGATGTGGTGATGATGAAGTTATCAGGATCAACTACAACCGAAACCATTCCGTAAACTTCGGAGTTGGCATCCAAATTAGCCTGAGACCAGACCCATCCGGTGCCATCGTAACGAAGTATATCCCCAACGGTGAAACCATGAGCAGTCTGCTGGATAGGGTCCAGGAGGGCGGCTCCATTTCCCCCACCGGACCCTCCAGACTGAACCAACTCTCCTCGCATTTCAACGAAGAGGCCACTGGTCAGACTCATAGCTAAGAAAATGGGCTTGCTAATTTGCCCAGGGGTAGTGGGTTCGGTCAAAGACATACTCCCCGGCACAGAATCGCTGAGGAAATAGGTACCACCAGGAGTGAGGCCAGTCAAACCGGCCACATACCCAGAGGTGGTGAGAGTAAAGGTATTTTGATCCGTTATGCTTGATACGATTCCATAAACTTCAGAAGTTGCATCGGTGTTCGCTTGTGCGAGAAACCAAACCGTTCCGTCATACCCCAGGATATCCCCTATCTGAAAACCGTGACTGGGTTGGGAAATGATATCATTGAGGGAGGTGCCATTGCCTGCTCCCCCACCCCCCGTATCCACATAGGCTGCAAGGGCTGTGGAAAGAGCTGGTTCGAGCGAAGCGGGAAGCTTTACAATAATGTTGACTGCGTTGAAATAAACGAATACCGAACCAGCAATTGGAGCAAAATCAGTATAGCGAATGGCCGAAAGGTTGAGAAGGAAGCCACTCCCGTTTTGCCGCAAATCTAGAAAGTAGGGCTGGGCGAGAAGAACAGTCAGCAAGGTCTGGATTTGCACCAGATTGGACGAGGTAGCGGTAGACTGTCCCCCAAAATAATTGAGGAACATGGTCTTACCATCAATCTGTACGTAATTGATCTGACGAGTATTGATTTGAATCGTCCGACCATATTCGTTGACAATACTTACATACATCTTTTAGCCTTGTTTAGTAGAAAAGAAGCTGTCTAAAATTCTCCAAGTTGGTTTCCCGATTGATCCAGAGGTAATTAAGTCCATCGTTTGTCTGAAAGATTTCCATTCGGTTTCCAAGGAGAGCTGTGGGGGCAGCATAGGGATACATGCCCGCTCCATGAATATGGTTTGTCTTTAAGTCCATATAATACATTCTCTGGGTTGCTTCTTTGGTGAAGTAAAGTCTATCCTGACCGTCATAAGCATACATTGAGCCAGTAGACAGGGTTTCCGTCTGTGGAGAGGTTGGTATCATGTAAAATGTATCAGTCGTAATATCTAGTTTATCAAACCCAACTGCTGCCCCGGCACGTGCCGCAATCCACCATTTTCCGGAGTTACTAGTATCCGATAAACCAAAAATACCTTCTATGCAAAAACCAGTTCCACGAACAGGCTGCTGGAGTAGTGCATATGAGGTGGCAAGAGTCACTGGGGCGGTTGTAATAGCTGTCATTGCAATAGTGCAATTGGTATTAGAGCCTACTGAGAACTCCTGAGATTGACCAGTGGCTCCAATCAACTTACATTTACGACCAGCAAACGCATTAACAACCCACATATAATCAAGGGCAGCATAGGTGAGGGTATTGGCTGCGGGGAGGGAGAGGAGGTATGTCCCAGTTCCACCATTCGCACCATTTGGCATCGTAGAGGTTAGCTGTTGGGTTATGACCGTGCCGACTGGGATGGCGCTTGTGGTGATGGCTTCAGCACCGACTGTGCCGGGGTAAGTAGACAGTGAATAAGTGGAAGACACAGCGTTAAGTGTCCCGGTGAGTAGACCTGTGATAGTCGTCCCTACCGGCACTGCTCCAGCCGTTACGATTGCTCCAATGGTGATGGCTCCCACGGCTGGGATTGTAGTTAGAGTCATTATGTTAGTTGCGAATGACGCCTGACCACCAAATGAGCCGGTTCCATTTGAAGCTGTGATAGCTCCGGCAACAATTGTTCCTGGTGAGGTTGATAAAGAGTATGTGGATGAAACAGCATTCAGGTTACCAGTGAGTAATCCAGTAATGTACGTCCCCGCTGGGATACTTGCAGAAGCACCAGTAATATATTGACCAACAGCTATTGACCCAAGAGTAGGAGCAACTGTTAAAGTCATCACATTGGTGGCGAATGATGCGGAGCCACCTGTTGCAAAGGTAAGATTTGAAGTTGTTACTGCCTGAGCAGCGATTGTTCCTGGTGAGGTTGATAATGTATATGTAGATGCGAGAACGTTTAAAGTTCCAGATGCAAGAGCAATAATAACGGCTCCATTTGCTGCTCCAGCGGACTGGATTGTTTGACCAATAGCAATTGAACCAGAGGTTGGAACAGTTGTAATGGTAGCTACGTTAGTAGCAAATGACATCTGCCCACCCGTAGAGCCAGTAGATGTAACCAACATTCCTGGGTTGATCTGACCCTGTGGGTAACAGGTCACTGTTTCAGCCGCTATCGTGCCAACTCCAAAGTTAGAGATTACCGATTCAGCCGATTCTGTAGTCATTGCTGCGCTACAGAGATACACAGCACCAATAGTATTAGCTGTCCCAGAAGTTAAGGACACTATGGTTGTTCCAGCAGTAATACCAGTTCCTGAAATAAGCTGACCAGGAGCGTATACACCAGTTGTGGGGACCGTAGTGATGGTCATGGAGGAGCCAGACAGAGAGCACTGACCACCTGCGGAAGCGATTGTTCCTTGGGGAGTCAATGTATATACGGCTCCAAGGGTATTTGCGGTTCCAGAAGTCAGTGCCGAGATGTAGGTATTGGGAAGAATGCCCACACCAGAGATAAGATTTCCAACCTGGATAACCCCATTTACCGGAGGAACCGTAAGGGTCATTTGATTGTTGGCGAAGCTAGCGGTGAAGGTGACGGGGTTGATCGTCAGCGTATTACTTCCAGCCGAGATCGAAGCATTTAGATTGCTTGCTTTTGTTGTGTCTGTTAATAGAGAGGTTGACTGAGTGCCAGTGGCAAGACCACAATCCATCAACCCTGGTGTAGCTCTAGGGGTGAGGATGTAGCGAGTGGTGCCGGTGATGGGAGCGGTACCCGCCGCTACAAAAATTAATGCGTTGGCTGTGTTTGCCAAAACCTGAAGCACCTGTCCGGTGGCCAAACCAGTCGCAGCGGTCACGGCTGAAACAGTCATGTAGCACTGGTACCCGGCCCACTGATTTACTGTCCAATTTTTTGTGTAATCGGTGAGAACTGTGGTGTTTTGAACTCCAGCCACCGTATCGACGGCGGGGGTTCCGGCCATCGTATAGGTGAACTGAGTGGTTGAGGGGACACTGTTGATTACGGCGGTGGTGTTGTAATTGGAATCTGTCATCCCCTTTACCGTGACCGACATACCTACCTTTAGGTAGTGTGGGAATGAAGTGGTGATGGTGGCGTTGGTGGTAGCGTGAACCGCTGAAGCAATGCCAATTGGGCGCATAGTGCTATAAGTCACCACTGCGTTACAAGCTATACCTGAGTCCTGCCATCTTCCTTCTGTCAGAAGGTCATCACTGTAGTTGTACATGAAGGTGGTGGCCTGCCCACCAATCATCAGGTAGGTCTTGTTACCATCTGGGAGGATGGAATAAGTAGATGTGGTATCTGTGGTGGTTGCCAAGGGTTTAACTAGGGTTAAAGTGGTGGCAGTATTTGATGCAATCTGCATATACTGGCCCTTACCTGTCCCGAAGAGAATTTTAACCATAAAATTGGCCCATCTGTTTACTGGCCAAGTTTTAGTTGAATCGGTTAGGGTAGAGGTGCCTCCGGTGGTGAGGGTTCCGCAATCATACCCTTCTATCACATAATCGGTGGTAGTGTCGGGTGGGGTGGTGACGGTGGCAAAAGTTAGAACTGTGTTGGTGTTGGAGGCAATTTTTGATAACTGCCCTTCACCGGTTCCACCCGTGAAGTTAATGTAGTACCCAGCGAACTGATTCACTGCCCAATTTTGAGTAGTGTCAGTTAGGGTGGTGGCGGTTCCAGCGACTGTAGCGGTTCCTCTGGTCCACACAACAGCCGCATACCCAGCATGGTCACAGTTTCCATCAGTTCCAACTGCTGATACGTTTAGAGTATTAGCAGTTTTGATGTACCAAAGGTCCGAAGCAATGTCGTAGTATTGAAGAGTATAGAATGGAGTGGCCGCTGCACTAGAATATAAGGAAATGACCCCTGACTCAACCATATACTGAGAGGTTTTATCAGGAGTGATCAACCATGGTGAATCAACTGTGACAACCGAAGACTCAATCACATAAATAGACTGGGAGCCAGCGGTTGCGACAATGGCTGGTGAGGTGATGTTAGGATTACACCAAGTGCTTTGAGCGGATATGGTGGAGTCACCAAGGGTTAGGACCGTAGCCGAATTGTATAGAATTCTACGAACTTGACCCACACCCGTTCCATACGAAATACGAAGCTGGTAGCCAGCCCATTGGTTGGGAGTCCAGGCTTTCGTAGCATCAGTAATGGTGAAGGAACCTAAAACGTTATTCACAGCCGTAGGGACGCCAGTTTCAACGATCACGGGCTCATTAACGTATGAAATGATTCTACGTTGCCCCATACCGGTCCCACCAATAATTTTTACATCATAACCTCTAAAAGAGCCAGAAGAATAAGCTGGAATAGTCAGAGTGTTGGAGGTAGCCCCCAAGACAAACCCTTCTATGCCCTGACACTGTTCAAATTCTATATCCGCCCATGTGGCTGGAGCAATGGGTGGGGTTTGAAGTTGTTCAAACGTATCCGTATAGGTGTCATAACGCCAAAAGTTAGCAGCAGTAATCAAGTAGTAGATATACCTACCTTGTATTTTGTTGTACTGGCTATTATTAGCTGAGCAGGTGCAAGATGGGACTGCTGATGCGATTGGAGAGAAGCGAAGCCATTCCCAGACAGGGAGGTCAACCTGCTTGCGTAAAGTGTTAATAAGTGATGCCATATTTATATATCCTTTCTGTATTTAAGTTCTTTACTTCTTTTTATAGTATCTTTCATTTTTTGCTTAGTTTCCTCTGAGTGTTTTTTACCTTGCCAAAAAGTGTTTCCTTTTTTTCTTTCTGACATTTTTAATTTAAACTCATCTGAATGTTTGTATCCTAAACTATTTTTATGCCCACAACTATGTTTATTCCCTTTATTAAGTTCTCTCATTTTTTGCTTAGTTTCCTCAGATATATGAGCACCTAAACTTGAGCCAGCTATTGAGTTCATATTATAACAATTTATTTGATTATCAAAATATTTATTGATATAATGTTGTTCCATACCAAGTAAACAGGAAATTGGACATTCGCAAATGATCTCAAATACCATTTCTTTGTATTTATTCCAAGCATTTTGGAGATATTTATTTTTATGTATATTTTTATTTAACTGATTTTTATGGTTAGTCCAACGACTTTTAAAGTTTATAGCAGAGCCTATGTAGGTTTTGCCGTTAATGGTGATACTGTAGATTCCGCTAGCCATGATCAATTTCCAAACTGTAACTGGGAACGAATTGCAATTGCATAGGATTGTCTTGTTATATCCATAAAAGTCCACTCAGGATTGCCCCCACCTAGGGTTGCAATGTTGCCAACTGGAACTGGGTTTGAAATGGTGCTGAGGGTGGTAACAGCAGTGACACCGGTAACTGTGCTAACAGTGCCTAGGGTGAGACTTCCAGTGATTGCATCAATTGTGACTCTCTGCCTCTGTGCCACATCCTGTGTGGCCATTGGTTCTAGCAAATCACAAATTTTTTGAAGTAGGAGATGGGTGTAAGCATCGTTCATTGCAGCGTTATCATTTGGAGCAGTCGTAGGTAGGTCGATGTAAATCTGCAATGGGTCAGTGTTCAACATCGAAGTTGTGTTAAAGTCTAGAGTCAGAACATTACCCACCAGGATTCCACCATTAGGGGTTGGATCTGCAAAATTGTATATGATGATATTTGGGTTCTCATTGGTTATGAGCAGAATTTGCTCTAGTGCAAACGGAGGGAGACCATTGAAGGTAATGGTCCGTGCCGCAGCGTTGAATTCGTATTGCCCAATGTCATGACCGATAAGTGTTTTCATATTTTACCCCAATGCCACAGCCATAGCGACTGCAAATGCTATACTAGCCCCACCACCCGTAGCTCCGGTCATTCCGGTTGCACCAGTGGGACCAGTCATGCCTGTGAGTCCGGTTGCACCATTCCCACCAGAACCAGTTCCTCCAGAAGAGGGTTGCCAACTAGCATCATAGTCTGTGGTGCTGTTCTTAGTTAGAACATCACCAGTATTTCCACCAGTAGGAACCCCCTCTCCGGTGGCTCCGGTGGCTCCAGTATTACCTGTATTTCCGGGAGCTAGGACGCCAGTTAGACCGGTTACACCAGTTGCACCCTGGTTGCCCATAGAACCTGTCTGACCAGTGCCCCCAATTCCACCGGTCGCTCCACTTAGACCGGTATTCCCAACCCCTCCGGTCGCCCCACTCAGTCCAGTCAGGCCAGTATTTCCAACCCCTCCAGTCGCTCCGCTGTTTCCAGTCAAACCGATAAGGCCGGTGCCGCCTGTGGCTCCGCTCAGACCGGTAAGTCCAGTATTTCCAACCCCTCCGGTCGCTCCACTCAGTCCAGTCAGACCAGTATTTCCAACCCCTCCGGTCGCTCCGCTGTTTCCAGTAAGGCCGGTGCCGCCTG